CGGGGTGTTTACGCATCCCATACTTTGAATTTATCCGAATGCTTTTCAATGGAAGTGAAGCCTTCAGATAAGGAAGAATACTTTGCGATGATGCATTAGACAAAGAATTAGACTTCACCACAGAGTCCACAGAAGCAACATTTGTTGTTTCTTGTGGATTTTTCTTGAATATATAATAATCCCTATATAGTTGGCTTAACTACGCATCCAAGTTGAAGGAGTTACCTTTGCTTTCGAATCGGTTCGAATATGGAGGTAGCTCCTCTTTTTGAAAAAAATAATCATAAGAAATACAGATAATGGACAATAATACAGAATGTAATTTCATTGATAAAACTGTCACATTCGATCAGTTTGTCAACGAACTAGCGACAATGATTGCTTTAAGGATTCATCAGGTTGAAAAAGGCCAGCTTGAAATCAGCCAGACAAAAGCGTTCCAAATGTATGGACGTGCAGACGTTGAAAGATGGATAAAAAGTGGCAAGTTAAAGCCTTCCAGAATATCGCCTGGCAAGAAACGATATAAGCTGACAGATTTGCAGAAACTTTTCACTCATTTTTGGCATCTTGGTCTGCTTGGAAAACGTGCAGAATAAACATAAAAAATTAAAGGCAAGTACCTGAATCTCAGATACTTGCCTTCTATAATACTAATTTTCAGCACTTTCGTCTTATTCCTCTACAGCAGCCTGCGCCGCAGACAAATGACACTGAACAAGAGGACTTAGCCGTATGTGGTGTAAAGTTAGTGTATGGTGTCCTGCACCGTCTGCTCTACTGGTACGCTCTTGCCTGTCCAGTTGTCGAGCAACAGGAACCCATTGGCTATTGACTTGTATCTTCCATTGAGTGCAATCAGATACAGAGCCAACAGCAACAGCACAGCAAACACCACCTTTGCAATGTTACTCTTCTTCATCTATGCAATACTCGTCTAAGTAGTGAATGAACTTAGTTATGTAGAACTCCAGCGTCTCGGCTGACAGGTTGCGAGTAACTATGTCGTCCTTACCTATCATGTCCTTATACAGGGGCATATCCTTATCAAAGAAAAACACGAGGTGCAGGAAGTCCTCAACGATAGCGTCCATGTCGGGGCAACTTTCAAACGAGTTTGCATCGTAGGAAATGCTCCTGCTCTTGTCTAACAAGGCTTGCGCCTTGTCTCTGAATATAATTGGGTCTTTCATCGTTCCATCAGTATTTTAATTGTTCTCTCCTTTTCTTCCAGTAACTGCTCCAGTAGTTTGACACGCTCTGCCAATACAGCCGTTTCCCCAACATGGGTCGTTACATTTCCCACGGAGTTATGGCTACCTATGGCAACATTTCCGTCAGCATTGTTACCAACGGACACGTTGTTTGACTTTTCGCATTTCTCACCAGTAAGTAGCCATCGTGCATCTACGTTCAAAGCAACCACAATTTTTGTTACCATATCCACAGATGGTTTACTACGACGTACGCTGCCTACATAATTTGACAACGTAGCTCTTTCAGTACCTATAGCCTTTGCAAAAGCAGCCTTGTTGCCATTAAAACGCTCATTTATAAGCATTTCCATGCGGTCGTTGATTGTTTCCATACGCTATCATATAGTTAAAAGTTATTAAATGACTACATTAAGTAGTCAAATCACTTGCTTGTATGTAGTTAATTGACTACCTTTGCAGCATAAAGTTAATAAGTTTATTTAATAGTCAATCAAAAATGAGCAAAAAAATGACTGTAACAGAGCAATTAAGGTCTCTCGGTATCAACGAGAGTTGCACCTTTCCTGCCGAGCGCATGAACTCTGTCAAGACATTGGCAAGTCAGTACGGCTTCCTGTGGGGTAAGGTTTTCTCTTCTACCATCAATCGTAAAGAGCGAGTTGTGACTATCACAAGGACAAAGTAATCGCTTATGAATGATACTTGTCGTACCTGCACCAAAGCCCACAACGGCTTGAATGGTCGCTACTGCAACCTGCTCCACCAATGGGTGGAGTACGCAACCAAACCAATTTGCAAGAACAAATAAAACATAAATCGTATGAAACAGTTACTATCCACATTTCTCAACTGGAGATTTAATGTTGTCGCCTTTATAGGTCTGATTGGTTTTTTCATGGCCTGCGACGAGAGCGACCGCGAGTTACTTTCTTTCCTTGCTGTCAAGGCTGGTGCGGTGTGCATCATGTTCACAGCCTACCGCCTCGCCAAATACTGGAACGGCAAAGGATATTTCAAGGGTTTGAAAACTATTTGTAAGGAGGACTAATTATGAAGAAGATAACAATGACTTACGCAGAGAGTGTTGCGAAGTACAACGAAGTGTATAACGAGCCTAAGCCCAAGTGCACGCCCGAGATACTCCATGACCCTAAGAAGTGGGACGAGTGGTTCACCAACACCATACTCCCTTGGGATAAGGAGCACGACGAGAAATTGAAGCAGGCATACAAGAACATCGTTCCCGAGGTTGGCGTTGGCTGCACTATCATCTACTGGAGCGACAAGCGTGCAGCAACAGTGACAGAAATCATTTCTCCTTGTAAGATTAAGGTTCGCCACAACAAAGTGAAGTGCATCGACTACTACGCTGGCGACTACGAGATACTGCCCGAGTTGTGCGAGGATAAGGACGAGGAAATATTCACCAAGCGTAGTAATGGCATGTGGGTAGAAGAAGGACAGTCCTGCAAAGACGGCGTTCGCCTATCACTCCTGTGGCAGACACACTACATAGACCCTTGTTTCTGATGATGCAGATAGCGTTCTCTGACCAGCTGGTCACCTACGATAAATTTCTGAACGATGTGGCGGCGCGAGTAGCCGCCCTCATTCAGAAAGATGCAAGCGACCCAGCCTACATTTCACAGCGAAAGGCCTACGCCATGTTTGGCCGTGCTAATGTGGACAGGTGGTTTCGCCAAGGCAAGGTGCACCCAGCCCGACGCCCAGGCAAAATAGAGTACCCTGTGGCAGAACTTAGATTATTACAACGTATAAAGAATGACCAATTATGAGCAGCATAGATTTAGAAGACTTTGATAGCGACGAGTTGATATGCGAATTGGAAGACCGAGGCTATTATGTCTATGAGGACGAAATGGAAACCGAGGAAGATATGGAGGAACGTATCGAGGGAGAAGTTGAATATAGATATAAAAACGACTACTTCGTGCTTCCAAAGTTTTTCCAACGCCTGCAACTGCGTGACTTCCTTTGCGAAATAGTAGAGTGTGGCACAACAACCGTTTCCGATGATTAACTACTGAAAAAGCTAAAAGACAAAATCACATGGTAGCATTAATACATCGCACTGGCCATACTTATGGTTTTATTACTGCTCTGCATCGGGTTGCTCTTCCTCCTGTGGAATTTCTACTCCGAACTGCTGGGCACAATATCCAAACTATTATCAGACAACAATAAATAATATTCTTGTAATATGAAACAGATACAATTACAATCGCTCACTCTCCACAACTGGCGAGGTGAGAAAGAAAGAACTACCGAGTTCCACACCGATGCGCCCACTTACATCTGCGGCGGCAACGGATTGGGCAAGTCTCGTCACTTCGACGCGTTCTGCTGGCTGCTCTTCGGTAAGGATAGCCAAGACCGCAAGGACTTCGAACTGCGTACCCATGACACCGAGGGCAACGTACTCCACAAATGTGAGTGCAGCGTCGAGGCAGTTATCCTTATCGACGGCGTGTCAACCACCCTCAAACGCGAGTACAAGGAGAAGTGGACAAAGCCAACAGGACAGATTGAGGAAGTTTTTAGCGGAAACGTAACCGAGTGCACTTGGAACGGCACGCCTGTTAAGGTTGGCGAGTTCGGCAAGCGTGTGCAGGACGAGATTATCGACGACACACTCTTCAAAATGATTACCAACCCTCGTTACTTCACCGAGAAAATGAAGTGGCAACAACAGCGCGAGTGCCTGTTGCAAATGGCTGGCACAGCTACCGACGAAGAGATTGCAGCCACGTCCGAGGACTTCAAAAGTCTGCTGGATAGTCTCAACGGTAAATCACTCTCCGACTTCCGCAAGGAGATTGCAGCCGAAAAGAAACGTGTCAAGGCAAAAGCCGCCGAGGTGCAGCCACGTATAGACCAAACTCACAAGATGATGCCCGAGGCCGAGAACTGGGAAGAACAGAAGTTGCAAATCAATGCCGCAAAGAATGATATTGCAGCTATCGACAAGCAAATGACTAGTGCCGACGCACGTCGTAGCAGTAAGAACGACGCACGCAAGGCCACACAGGAAAACATCTACTCCTTGCAGGAGAAACAACGTGCTGTCATTGCCGCCTACAAGAAAGAACAGGAAGCAGCCGTCTATGAGGCAAACGAGGAACGTCGCAACATTGAGGCTAAGTTGAAGACTGGCAACTCCGACCTGTCCACCATGCGCATTGACATTAAGCGCACAGAAGACCGCATTGTTTACCTCGACAAGGCTATGGCCGACACTGAGAAGCAACTGGAGGAACTGCGCCACGAGTGGCACGAGATTAACGCCAGTGCCTACGACGGTTCAGACACCTGCCCACACTGCGGCCAACGTCTGCCCGAGGAAATGATAAGCACTGCCGAGGCAAAGTTCAAACAGCACAAGCAGGACTTGCTCACCATGAACAATGAACGTGGGCGTGCTCTCGTCGCACAGCAAAAGGCATACAAGGAGGAACACGACGCAAAGAAGAAAGAACTCGACGAGTTGCAGGACACCTATAAGCGCAAGGATATGGAATTGCAGAACCTCTATGAGGATTTGAAAGACCACCCAGTCGCCACTCGTGGTATCATCAACAACAACGAAATACCAGAGTATGCCGACCTGCAAGCGCAGATTGATACACTGGAGGCTTCACTTCAAAAGGAAGACGACACAGACGAGGCTGACAAACTCAACGAATTGGCTTCACAACGTGCCTCCACTCTTGCAAGCATATACGAGTTGGAAAACCGACTGGCAAAGCGTGAGCAGATTGACAAGGCCAACAAGGAGATTGCGCGACTGAACGACGAGGGACGCGACCTTGCACAACAGTTAGCCGACATCGAGAAGCGCGAGTATATCGCCGCCCAATTCCACAAGAAGAAGATTGAGGACTGCGAGCAGCGCATTAACGGCCTGTTCTCTTACGTCCGCTTCCAGTTGTTCGACACCACACAGGACGGCAACGAGTACGAGACGTGCGTGCCAATCATCGAGGGCGTGCCCTACGGAACAAAGAACACGGCAGGCCAAGTGAACGCTGGTCTCGACATCATCAACACCTTGTGCCGCTTCCATAATGTGGCTGCGCCTATCTTCATCGACGGCGCGGAAAGTGTTAATGACTTCCACGATGTGCAGTCGCAAACAATCTTCCTGCAAGTAACCAAGGATAAAGAGTTAGTTATCAAATAATCATTTTAATTTTAAACGTTATGACAGACAACAAACAACAACTGGCAGTTCAGCCTGCCGCACAGACAACCTCGGTCAATTTCTTCGACCCTAACCAGTTTGCAGTAGTGCAGCGCATGTCTAATCTCTTTGCATCTTCGGCACTCGTGCCCGACACCTACCAAGTGGCAAAGGTGGGCAAGGAGCAGGCTGTAGCCAATTGCGTCATTGCTCTCGACATCGCCACACGTATCGGCGCGTCGCCTCTCATGGTTATGCAGAACTTGGTAATCATCTATGGCCGTCCGTCATGGTCTTCTAAGTTCCTTATCTCTACGGTCAATACGTGTGGCCGCTTCGAGCCATTGAAGTTCCGCTTCACCGAAAAGGGTAAGATGGGCAAGTTCAACTACATCGAGTACGAAAAGAAGTGGGTGAACAATCCCAACGGCAAGGGTTACTACAAGACCGAGGCTATAACCAAGGAGTTCGACGGTACTAAAATTATGGACATCGAATGTGTGGCCTACACCACCACAAAGGGCGGCAATGACGTACTGGAGAGTTCGCCCATTTCCCTGCGAATGGCCGTTGATGAAGGTTGGTACACCAAGAACGGAAGCAAGTGGCGCACTATGCCAAAGCAAATGCTCATGTATCGCGCTGCATCGTTTTGGACTTCTGCCTACGCTCCCGAGTTGTCTATGGGTATGCGCACCGTTGAGGAAACACAGGACATCGTCTATGTTGAAGCAGAAGATGTAACAGGACAGGTGGAGGCCGAGAAAGCTGCCAACGCCAACAGAGAGACTATTTCCTTTGACGACACAACGGCCGACGACGTTGCTGCTGGCGACGCTCCTGCCAACGTCGATACCAAAACAGGAGAGATTAAGCAACAGGAAGAGTCTGACGCACCTGCTGGCCCTGCCTATTAAGTGACCGAGACAAGCACACCAAGATGAAACTTCACGTATTAGGTTCTTCTTCTCGTGGCAACTGCTACCTACTCCAGTCTGAAAAGACTGGGGAGGTGCTTGTCCTCGAAGCAGGCGTGAACATGCGACAGGTGAAGATTGCGCTGGGCTTCCACCTCGACAAGGTGGTTGGCTGCTGTATCACCCACGAGCATGGCGACCACGCCAAATATGCCGACAAGTTTTCCGCTGCCTGCATACCTATGGTAATGAGCACTGGCACAGCCGAGGCACTGGGCATACAGGAATGCTGGCACCCGACGCCCAAACATGCGTTGCGTCTTGGTGGCTTCCGTATTCTCTCGTTCCCCACGATGCACGATGCAGCACAGCCGTGCGGCTATCTTATACAACACAAGGAATGTGGCACGGTACTCTTCGCTACCGACACATACTATCTGCCTAACAAGTTTGCAGGGCTGAACAATATCCTGCTGGAATGCAACTACGACTTGGATATTCTCGACCGCAACATTGAGGCTGGAATAGTGCATCCCAAAGTCCGCGACCGTATCATTCGCTCGCACATGTCATACACCACATGCTGCGAGACGTTACAGGCCAACGACCTATCACAAGTTAATAACATAGTCCTGCTCCACCTTTCGGGCGACAACGCTGCACCGTCGAAATTCTGCAGAGGAATAGGCGACCTAACAGGCAAGCACACCCAGTTCGCCCACAAGGGTATGAGCATCGACTTTAATAAAACTCCCTACTAATATGGACTTCTATTGTCGCGTTACATCTACTGGCCTTGTGCCACTCGACGAGATAGATGCAGAAGCAAAGGCACAACTGCGCATAGGCTCTGACGTGCGAGTAACGGTAACACGCCCACGCAACATCAGATTTCACCGCAAGTTCTTTGCGCTGCTGCACATCACGGTGACCAACCTGCCCGAGCATATCACCTTTTCCATGCACATCTACAACGTGGAAACAATGTTGGCGGCTGTCAAGATAGACCTTGGCTATTACGATGCGGTACAGGTAGGCTCACGCGAGGTAATCAAACTGCGCTCTATCTCATTCACGAAGATGTCAGCCGACGAGTTCGAGAAGTTCTACGACCTTGCTGTTACCGACATCCTAAACAACTATCTCAAAGGAACAGACAAAGACGACCTGTTAGAAGAAGTTGAACAATTTATTTCACGTAAATACTAAATTCAAAATGGTAAAACAAGATTTAATCGAAGAGTTGTGCGAACGCACAGACCTCACCCAGTCACAGGCACTGGAAGTTATCGACAACATCACAGCTATTGCTGGTGAGCAGTTCATCAAGGGTGAGAGTATCATACTCCGTGGCTTCGGCACATTCAAGGTGGTAGAGGTCAAAGAAAAGGTTGGCCGCAACATCAGTAAGGGAACACAGGTTGTAATCCCTGCCCACAAGGTTGTGAAGTTCCAAGTATCTAAGGACATCAAGAATAAACTCAAACAGTAATCAACTATGAACACCAGCAAGACATCTACTTGGTTTGAGGTAAAAATCAAGTACGACAAAGTAATGGACGACGGACTTATGAAGTCCGTGCGCGAGGCCTACACCGTTGAAGCAATGTCTTTCACAGAGGCCGAGGCCGTTATCACCAATGAAATGACACCCTACATGAGTGGCGAGTGGGCTGTGGTTGAGGAAAAGATTGCTCCTTATAAGGATGTGCTCTTCTCCGAAAACGAGAAAGACGATACTTTCTACAAGGTGAAGATGCAGCTAATCACTCTCGATGAGAAGACCTCCAAGGAGAAGCGAACAACTATCTACTACCTTGTGCAGGCTTCCAGCGTAGAGAGTGCACGCCGAGCAATGAGCGACTTCTTCGACGTTACTACTATCGACTACGAACTGGTATCAGTCTCTAAGACTGTCATTCTCGAAGTATTCCAGCACAATGTCTAATGACTGGCTTGATATAATGCGACAAAAAGCCAACGCGCAAGTGCGCCGTCGGCCAAGGCATGAAGAAGACGACCTACAAATAGCCTGTTGCACATGGTTCAATTTGCAGCACCCGAAACTCCGTCTTCTCCTGCATCACTCGCCCAACGAGGGCTTGCTGGTGAAGCGTGCCGCCGACGGTGCCAAGCGCAAGGCAATGGGTGTCCGTGCTGGCTTCCCCGACTTCATCTTCTTACTCCCGACTAAGGTAGCACCTTACCTTTGTATGGAGTTGAAGACGGCCAAGGGCAAACAGTCCGACAGCCAAAAGGAATACCAAAGATTGGTAGAGCAACACGGCGGCAAGTACGTTGTCATACGTTCGCTGGACGATTTTATTAAAACTATTACGGAATACATATCTCACATGTAAAATGGAAAGATGGGTTAAGTTATACGACAAGTTCACGGAATGGGAGTGGTTCGACAACTCCCACATGGTGCACGTGTTCATCTATCTCTTCCTACGTGCCAACACCCGACAGGAACGTTGGCACGGCATTGAGATAGGCCGTGGTCAGCTGGTTACGTCTGTGGCAAAGATTGCGGCTGATACACATATCTCCACCCAGTCGGTGCGCACATGTCTCAAACGGCTGCTCTCCACTGGCGAGATTGTGAAGAAGTCCACCAATCAGAGCACTATTATCACGATAGTAAACTACGACCGTTACCAACAGCCGCCTGTAACTAAGCCCATCGAGCAACCGCAAGAACCTGCACAGGTGCTTCCTGTCAAGCCACCCACCGACAAAGGAAAAGAGGAAAGTTACAAAGAGGAAATGCAGCGTGATACCTACTGGCAGGAGATTATCTGCATGCGCTACCACATCGCAGGTGTCGATATTCTCAAAGAATACATCAATCGCTTTTGGCTCGATGCAGCCTGCCGCGACAAGTCACACGACGACCTGCGCGACGCTAAGGCACATTTCGCCAACTGGCTTTCTATAATTCTCAATAACGAAAAAAAGCAACAAGCAAATGGAACAACGCAAAATAGACGTAGAGGATTTGAAGTCACTGCTTCTTCGGCGGAGGATTACAAGACCTCGTTTTAGATGGCCGCTCTCAAAGGAACAGGCTGTAAAACTGCTCACGGCTGCATACGCTGCCGAAGTGGAATTTCGTCACCGCACTCTGAAACTCGACGATAATACGAAGAAGAACATTGATGTTGTGGCAAACTTCCTCACAAACGAAAACTCTAAGTTCGGGCTTATGCTCTGCGGCATGTGTGGCAATGGCAAGACAACAATGCTCTATGCATTGCAGCAGGCTTGCAACTACCTCTCCAGCGGACACTACTTTGATGAAATGTTTGGCCAGCACGAAAACATCGGCCTCTCGGTTATGGACGCTCGCGAACTCACGCAGATACGCTCCAAAGACTACAAACGGTTCTCCACCATTCGCCAACGCTTCATGCTGGCTATTGACGACCTTGGCACAGAACCGACGGAAGTACTCGACTACGGCAACGTTCTTTCCCCAGTGGTGGAACTGCTGGAGCATCGCTATGACAGCCAACTCTTCACTGTCATTACTACTAATGTCGCGCCAAAGGACATCAAAGAGAAGTACGGACAACGCATTGCCGACCGCTTCAACGAAATGATGCAGGTGGTAGTGTTTGAAAACCCGACATATAGAAAATAACAATGAAACACGAAGTAACAGTATTCGGAAGAAGATTATGAAGACGAACACCATTAAAACAATGCAGTATATCCTTGCCGACGTGCAGGAGTTCTGCCACGACAATATAGACAAACTCTATCAGCACTCCGTAGAGGTGCAGCATTTCAGCAATGACGCAATCTATATAGATGCAACCATCGTCGAGGAGTATAACGAACAACTTGTTGAGAATAAGTTTCACTTTTCTTCAGAAGATGAAGAGGGGCTGGAAACCCTATTTGACGAGTTCCGTCTCTACGTTGCTGATTACTACAAACGAAACAATAACAAATAATATTCTAACACAACAAAGTTATGACAGACAACATCGAAATCAAGAAACAGAACATCATCAACGCCTACCGCAATGGCAACGATGAGCAAAAGGCATTCCTCGTCAACCTGTTTGGTAATGACATTGCAGAAGAGGCTAAACCAAAGAACATCATGGAACGTGTGCGTACGTTTGAGGACGCTTGCCGTACTTTAGGCGAAGAGCACCCTATGGTGTTAGCCTATCAGAACACAAAGATACATATTACCGACTATTTTGGCACAGACGATGTCATCGCATACCTCAAACTCCGCATAATTTGCGCCGCCCTAAATGAGGGATGGGAACCTAAGTTCACCACCGACGAGTACCGTTGGTTCCCATGGTTTGAACTGTTCACCCAGCAGGAACTCGACGATATGAGCGAGGAACAACGCTCTCGTGTGGTGGCTCGGTCGAGCAACTACGCGTTTGCGAACGGCGGCGTTGCGTATGCGTATGCGGGTAGCGCTGCGTCGAATGCGTACACGGTCTACGGTTCTCGGCTTGCCTTCAAATCTAAGGAACTGGCGGAGTATTGCGGCAAACAGTTTATTGACATTTGGGCTGACTTTGTTTTCAAAGTCAGAGAACAGCCAACTACAATGAGCGATGAATAACGAGGGGCGTTTGACATTCTTTCGCTTGGTTAAGGCTATGCGTGAGGCGCAACGAGAATACTTCGCGACGCGCTCTCATCAAGCCTTGACCAAGGCGAGGTCACTTGAAAAGCGTGTGGACGACTATATCCAGCGCGGTGACAACTATCTAAACAAACAACAGTATCAACAAAAAGACTTGTTTACATAATGAAATATTCAGTATTACAGGCTATCACAGCCTTTCTGTTCGGGCATAAATACTATGCCAATATCGTAGGCACACGTGGCGTTGAACGTTACGAACTCACGTCCTATATCTTCACTAATAAGTATGAGGCAGACCAACACCGTCTGCGCATAGGGCAGACACGCACCTACGAGTACATTGAGACAATCACGTTCCGCTCGCGCAAAGTGTATTCGCCTGTCTCGATAAAAAGATAAAACGTTAATAATCACTTCTCACTTTATCTTTGCACTCATGAAAGATTTATTGCTAAACATTTATAACTACATCTTCCGTCGCTCCCTGTATATTATTGCAGATGCGTCGGACAGTTCTATCACGCTGTCTAAACGTCTGTGCAAGCACATCGACGTTTTCAAACTCGATGCAGCCAAGGTGTTCGTGTTCTACATTCCTACCAAGGATAACCCAGTGGACAACGAAATCAAGACTGTGAAAGGCTACTTGCGCGACGGCTCGTATGGCTTCACCATCAATCCCGACCTGCGACAGCCAACACAGATGGCCGAAATACAGTACAACACCAAGCACAAGTGCATCGGCTTCGAGACACTCAACCCTACTGTGGCGCGTATGTTCTTCGACTTCCACATATACAAGCAGCGCGTCCGTCTATCCGTTAAGGTTCGCCGCACGAAGCAAGGCATGGTGTATTACGAAATACTGCGACCATATGAAAAGTTTACTCGGCTCGTTTAGCAGGAAACCCGACGTGTCATTCTATAAGAATGGACGTATAGACATAACGGCTCGTGTCGCTCGCATCATTGGCATCGCCACAGGCGATGTCCTTGATGTGGCGTTCGACGGTGGCGAGTATTACATGTTCGTCAGAGAAAAGGCCAACGCGTGCATAGGCCGACATGAAGCGCAGTGCTGGCCTACTAAGAAAGGATCCCACAATTACCGCGCTCATTCCAAAAGACTATGCACGGCAATCATGAAGCTATCCAATGCGCAATACGTGGCACGCCTGCCCACTGGCGACCGTGCGTTGCTCTTCGATAAGACAACGCCAGCAATAATACTCATAGCACGCAATAATCTTTCAGAAGTATAATCTTTAACTGTCATGCAATGATAAAGGAAATCAAATACAATGGCTACACAGCCACGCCGTCCGACTATGAATGTCCCGACGGTGACCTCGCAGGCATGATGAATGTCGTGCCCGACAACGGCGACCTCAAACCAGTACTGCCGCCTACTACACTCTTCACGCTCGACAACAAGAAGAAAGTAGCGTTTATCCATGAGACGGCAAAGTTCAAACACTACATCATTATCGACACGACTAACAATAAGATGTCTTGGTTTGATGATGGAGCGAAGCCGAGTGCAGACACAGGCGTTATACCTACGACTGAACTTAAAACATTCGGTAGTAATACAGAGGTGTTCCAAGTCAATGCTATTGGCAACACACTTGTAGCGCAATGTGATAATGGTATGCACTACTTCCTGTGGAAAGGCGACAAAGAGGGCTACCTGTATCTCGGCACACACCTGCCAGAGTTGCCTATCTCGTTCGGTTTGCAGGGAGAAATGAAGCGTACAGATGAATTTGAAATCACATTTGACGCTATTAGCTATGAGACAAACACCACCACGTGGAACACATTAACGTCTTCCACTGACCTTTTTTGTGCCGACTTCTCCGACGATAACAAATCAAAGGTTACCAGTCAAGTGCTGGCCAAGGTAAACAAATTCATTGCAGAGAACGCCACGAATAAGGGCAGGTTTATTTTCCCATTCCTCGTGCGTTATGCGTATCGCCTGTATGACGGCAGTCTGACAATGCACTCTTCTCCTGTGCTCATGGTATGCTCGTCTGATGTTGCGCCCGACGTAGCTATGCACAAAATATGGTCTAACGACCACAAGTATATGGGCGACCATGCTAAGTGCCGCGTCGTCGGCATTGTGCACCAACTGGACTATGCTTGTATATTTCAGTCGCGCATTGATATGTTGAAGAACTGGAAAGACATTGTTCGTTCTGTCGATGTGTTTATATCTAAACCTATCTACACATACGACCAAAGCGGCAGTTGCACCAGTTTCTTGCGTACATCAGACCGCGATAGCTTCTCTATATGCAAACTCACTAATCAGACATGCGACACTACGAAGTACCCGATTGTCTATCAGAAGCAGAAAACTTCATGGGCATACTGTAAGGCTTTCAACACGTGGGATAATTCGCTAAATGCGTTTACCGTTTACTCCTATCGTGTTGGACTGCCACGCCTCACGCCCGACACGGTTAAGGCAAACATTAAAGCAAACTCACAGTTCTATTTTCTGAAAGCAATTAAGATTGACGACTTAAAGACAACTCGCACAGTGATTGAAGTAGAGGACGATTATCTCCAGTCGTTAGTGGCTCGCGAGAGCATGAGCGACGATTACGATAGCCACGACACTATGCTGTCGCGATATTCATTCGCATACAACCAGCGTCTCAACATCACGAACATTCAGAAGAAATTGTATGCAGAATATAACACTGGTGCTTTGCTTCCTTTCACTGACGGCTACGTTGCAAGTTATAGCAACGCGTCGCCTACGGTTGAAAACACTAAGAAAAGCTACTGCGTGTATTTCCATATCAAGCAGGACGGAAAGGATATTGTTTTACAGGGAGAGACTTATGCACTTGGTAACAATACGCCTGTGTTGTTCCTGTACTATCCTAACACAAATTGCTACAAGGCAACCATCCTAATATGGAATGTATTCGGTAAGTATTATGAGGTGAGCATGGAAGCCCATAACTTCTTGAATGGTGCAGTGTTCATGCAGGACTGGGAAGGAGCGTTGAAAGAAGCAAATTATACCACATCGTATCCGTCGCAATCTGCCGAGGCTGATAGAATAATAGAGGTTACCAACAAGATATACACTTCCGACGTAAACAACCCATTCCGCTACGCTGTTACCAACATCAACACCGTGGGCACAGGTCGCATACTTGGCATATCCACCGCCGCCAAGGCTCTCTCCGAGGGTCAGTTCGGTCAGTTCCCTCTCTATGCTTTCACCACCGAGGGAGTGTGGGCATTGGAGGTCTCCACCACCACAGGCTCTTATTCGGCACGTCAGCCCATCACGCGCGACGTTATTATCAAGAATGCCGATGGAACATATAATGCAGACTGCATTACGCAGATTGATAGTGCCGTACTATTCGCTACCGACCGTGGCATTATGCTCATAAGCGGTAGCAACTCGCAGTGTATATCCGACATTCTCAACGGCGACGAGGCTTTCAATCCGCTTTCGCTGCCTGCTGGCGAGAAGATAATAACAGAGGCTGGCTTCACCACTGAGCAACTCAACTATAAACCGTTCATGGAGTTCTTGCAGGGCTGCGGTATGCTCTACGACTACACACACCAGCGTATCATCGTTTACAATCCGAAGTGTCGCTATGCCTATGTGTATAGCATGAAAGATAAGCAGTGGGGCATGATGCCGTCCAATATTGCCGATGGTGTAAACTCTTATCCCGATGCTCTCGCTATGACCAACGACGGCTCTCTAATCAACCTCTCTACTGATAACACGTCCGACGGCGAACTGCTCAAAGGTATTCGTGGGCTTGTCTTCACAAGGCCTTTCAAGTTGGGTGCTCCCGACCTACTGAAAACCATTGACACCATCATACAGCGTGGCAAATTCCAGCGTGGACACGTTCAGCAGGTGCTTTATGGCTCGCGCGACCTTACCAACTGGCAACTGGTGTGGTCGTCCAGTGATATGTATCTCCGTGGCTTCCGTGGCACGCCTTATAAATACTTCCGTCTTGCGCTGCTCTGTCAACTCGATGCCGAAGAAAGTCTCTATGGCTTCACGTGTCAGTTCAACCCACGGCTTATCAACAAACCGCGATAAGCCTCGCGCACATACATTACATTATATTATATAGATAAAGGGCAAGTCGTTTCACAACGGCCTGCCCTTTTTGTTACAATCTTCTTACCTTAAATAACTAAAATGTCGTATGAAAAAAAGTACTTACCTGTCTCTGGCATTACCAAGGTGTTTGTGTCCTGCGCACTCTGTGCATCCTTGCATTGAGTGTGCTTTCGATGTCGTCTTCCAACTGCTTTATTTTCGCAGCCCAGTTAGCTGCGCTGTTAGTGTTGCGCAAGTTGGTAATACTCATCCAGTCGCTAAGCACCTTGTACACCACAAGTTCATGTATCAACTTCTCCAAGTAGTTTACAGTGCTCTTTGAGAAGTCAGTCGGCACTTTCATTTCTATCTTATACTCTTCGGTCTCTGTCAATGTGTCGTCGCGTTCTTCATTGTCGTCCACATCTTTCTTCGAGTATGGATAGAGCAGTTCGGTGCAATGGTCTATTGCCAAGTCCATGATGCGTGTCACGCGGTCAATGTTGCCGTCCTCGCCAATATCCATTACTTGGTGGCGGTCGTGCTCATTGTCCGTGGGCATAACGTCGCCCTCAACATAGGCCATGTTCTTAATATCATACAGCAGTTCCTCACGCTTGAACTTCAACGTTACCGTGTTTGTGTATTTAGGAACGTTCGTTCCGCGCACATACTGGCTTTGGCGTTCGGCCTCCAGCCTGTCAAGAATATCGCCTGCTATTCCGTATAATGTTGGCATGGTCTTGTGGTATTGGTTTATACTGTTGCTCGCTGTGGACGGTTGCGCTTGTTCACTGCCTCCCTAATTTGGTCGAGGTTGGCGGCGGCAAGGGTCACATAGTCCGATGCGTCGTTCTTGTCGGTAATCGTAAACCAATCACCAATGGCAGAGTTCACCAAATACTGGTGCAGCGCACTGGCAATGGTCTCGTTGGTGGCTTGGTTGAAGTTGCTGGGCATGACGAGTGCCAGCGTGAGGTTCGAGGTTATGGTGAGCAACTTATTGCTGGCACTCGTGCCTGTCTCAACAATATACTCCGACAACTTAGTCTTCAAGTTGGCGAAAGCATTGCCGATACTGCGCACAATCTGATTGGCATTCTCGTCGTCGTCGTTGGCCTGCATATTCGCAACTTCCTCATGGTTCGTGCCGTTGCTACGGCTGCGGCCAGTGAGGTAGGCCTTATTCTGTACGTCGTAGATAAGTTCACTCATGTAGAGCGTAACTTGGATATTCTTCTTTGCCATTTTGTTGTATGTTATACGTTTACACTTGCTTGATTATGTATGGCAGATACGCTTTATATCGCCTTTCGTCCAAATGTCGGGTTCGTCGTCATTCGCCCAGGCTGCGGCTTCATCATAGCGTTTCTCCATGTTGTCCTTTTGATTTTGCTGCCAAGGCTTGAACCCAGCTATCTCGCCCATAAGCCATTCATCCCATCTGCCGTTGAAGCGCATACCTCTATCGTCAAGGTAGATGTCGGCAATGAGCTTGCCGCCCTTTGCGTCTTCTGGCTGTTCGGGATTTTCGTTGATGTGGTCGTAGGCTATCTTGTGGTCTTCCAGCCAAGACTTCAACTTCTCGCTTGCTTGGCGAGTGGTGTAGATGATGATAGTCCAGCCCTTGCTTTTCAGAAGTTGCGTTCCCTTGTCGGCGTTCGGTATCATTTCCCCAAACACGTCCTTACCTTGATAGCCGTCGCTGTAGTCATGCAGCACGCCGTCAAAGTCTATGCAGATGGTTTTCTTCTTGCTCATAGTCATATCGCTTTTCGTTGTGGTTTCTTCCTGTGGAACATTTTGCTCTTCACGTCAAGCATGGCCGTCGTTGCGTCCTCGCCAAAACTGTCGGCCTCGCCTCGGTTGGTGAAGCGATACCACTTGGCAACTATCGCGTTCACAAAGTAACTAAACAGGCTTGTTTCCATGCTTCCTTTCAGTCGCGTGTCAAACATCGTGCTTAGTTCCAGCGTTACCGTATAGTTCTTGTCGAGTTCCACGCCATGACTTTCGGGCTGGTCGCTAACGTTCACAATGAACTGCTTAAACTCTTCGGTCGCTCCGTTGCAGGCCTCCACCCAAAAACGTTCCAGCATCATGCGGTCTTCGTCTGTGGTGAAGATGCGGTCGTATGCGTCCGCGTCGTCTTTCATCTTCGCACCTGTGTAGGCTGTGGTCTTGGCCACCTCGTCATACACGTATGCCTTATTTACTGTCAGCGTGATATTATTCATGTCGCAAATTTATTACTTATTCGTTAGACTTCCGTTTTATCTATTTACTCAGAAGACAACGAAGTTATACGATACACCTACACCAACGTAAGGCTGCATGCCGTTCTTGCCGTAGCCATATCCAGCCTGCACACCCAATCCCCAGCGTTTACGCTTCGGGGCTGGCTGCTTTATGGTGGTCGTGGTGTTATAGACTTCAATGCTGTCAAGGTTCGGACGAAAACCACTCACCCATGCGCGATAGGTGTCGCCGTCATACCTACGCTGCGTGATAGGTATCTCCACGTCTATGCTGTCGTGCATCTGTACCGTATCATGCAGCACCACCTCCGTGTGTGTGGTGTCGGCTTTCCTTACCACTGGCAGGGTAACAACCTCGTGGCGAAGTAGGGTGTCGTAGGTGTACGTCGCGACGCTGTAACGCATGGTGTCAACCTGTATTGTTGTGGTGGCTTCATCGGCCTGCTTTTGCTTCTTAACATCGTACTGCCACACGTTTCCAGCAACGGAAACGAGCAGCAGCACGAGTATTACATAAAACGCTTTCTTCATGATTGCGCCTCCGAAATGTATTTGAGTATGCCTGCCACGTGCAAGTCCACAATAGTCTGCTTGCCCTCTTCGCTCAACAGGTAATCTACTTCGTCCTTGTTGTCTTGAAATAAATTCTCTGTCAGCACGGCTGGGCAGTTGGTGTCGCGCACGATGGCATAGTTGCCCACCCAGTAGCGTTCCTTGGGCACGCTTCTGTTACCCTGCAATCCTCTTGCCTTGGCTGCGTCATAGAGTATCTGCGCAAACCTCTTGGAGTTTGAAGATGCGTTTGGAGCAACCCAGCCACTCCAGCCTGTCGCAGTGTTCCACCCTTTGTTGGCGGCGGCATTGATATGTATGCTCACCAGCACGCAATTTCGGGAACCATGCTTCTTGCATATTGCGTTCACTCTCGAAGAGCGAACCTTCAATTGTACGTCGTTCTCTTCGGGCACGATGCGCTCTGCATCGAGGCCTTTTGCTTTGAGTGCGGCTTCCAGCCTTACGGCAATCTCTCTCGCCCACTTATATTCAAGCAGGCGACCGTCGGGGCTACGCTTGCCCTTGGTGTCTACGCCGTGACCGTTGTCAATTAGTACTTTCATTGCTTTCTTCTTTTTTGAGTTCGTTAATGTTCACGTCAAAGTGGCGTGCCGTCTTATCAATCATGATGCGTTGCAGCATTTTCCAAAAACGGCTCTCTGTTTCTGGACGGCAACTGCTCTCGTTCTCAAGTATCGACCACGCCTGTTCAAAACATATCACGCCTGTTACGACGTATGACAGAGGTATCTGCACGTGAATGAACACCCAGTGCTCAACGAGAAACGCCAGTATGATAAGCATTAGTCGTCGGGGTATGGTGCTCTTCACTACCTTGCCAAATGCAAAACTGGTGAAGTGGGCTTTCTCGCGTGCCGTCTTATCGGGATAAGCCTTGTGCACTCTACCGTCCAACTGGTAGGCCGTCCAAGCGTCGTACACAATAAACACTATCGCAACTAATATCAATGGGAATGTTGGGCGAAACTCCCCAACAAACCAACCAAGCATACCGCCTAAAGCCGTGAATACAACTTTGTAGTAGTTCTCCATATTCTTCTTAGCTACATAGTGTTTTTGCCACGATAAGCACCGCGCCAATGATGATACCAATTAAGTCTGCTTTCAAATCCTGTGGGTCGATACGGTTACCACGGAAGAAGTCAAGCAACTCCTTGCCGATACCGAACACCGCAGCAGTGATTGCGCCAATGGTTGTTGCCACGGCCAACCCTCTGTGCCAATAGTCCATGTCTATATCGGCCACTACATACACGATGAGGATACAGGCAAAGATGTGTGCCCACTTATCCACTTTCAAAAATTCAATAATCTTTTTCATGTCCTGTTGTATTATTTGTTAAACTTAAAATAATGCCAGCCCATTAGTCTGACGCTCCAGTAATACAGCCAACTAATTACTGTCAGTTTGGCCAGTTCCGCAGGCTTCCTCTTCTTGTTCGTCACTATGCGTAGGCAGTTGAAGAGTAATGCCTCGTCGGCCTCCTTGCGTTCTTTCCTTGTACCGCCCCTGTCGTAATCATCATCATGTATGCAACAGGCTACGTAAAAAGTATCCGCGGCAGGAGGCACAATCTTACTGAATAGTCCTGTCGTGCAACCACAACCTTTACTCATGCTTATCGTCTTTATATTGTTTCCAATCTACACTGTCTTTCTTTGCCCAGCCCTCATTAAGGCAGGTGTTGATAAAAGCGACAGCACCCGAATAGAACTCGCCAAGTTCTGCCAGTTCCGTAAAGGTGTAATAGACTGGTACGCCGTTTTCGTCTTCTGATAGTTTGAACTTTAATGCGCCGCCGAGCACGCTGCCATTCTGCACACACAAGTCGTGGGCTGCTTTGAAGTTGATTTGGTTCTCCATGCTTAGGTACACAGGAGTACCGTGCCACTCGTAACCAGTAGCAATCTTCTCGTCCACCAGTCCATTGTAGTATGCGTCGATGGTTGCATGTATCTCTTGCAACGTCGGCTTGTGGTCAAACACTTCTTCCATGTAGTCGAAGTTGTCGCTATCCTCACAAGGCTCGCCGCCCCACACGATAGCCCACTTGTCTTTGCGTGCATTGATGCAACGCAGTGCCTTGGGCAGTATTCCGTTTTCTTTTCTCATGTTAGCAAAGTCTATATCGGGTGAAACCTTTGCAACGAATAGGCTCGACGCTGGCAAGCATTGGCAAACCTATCTGTCGCATTTGCTCGAGTATGCTGTAATTCTCGTGGTCGCCAGTGAACACCTTAACATCTACGCCGTCATTGCGTCGTATGTGCATCAGATATTTGCCTACTGGCTTCTCAATGTCGTCGGGATATACGAAACTCTTGGGAGGTGTACGTCCGTCTCTTGTCATGTCGTCCAGTCGTCGCTGTGCAGTTTCCACTTTGCGCTCGTAGTCCTTACGCTGTGGACTGGTTACTATCCCTGTTTCAAAGTCCAACACAAGAAACTCTTCGCCTTGCAAGGTTTCTAAGTTAACCTCTCTACCCTCAAACCTTTTCTTGCCGTCCTCGTATGAGGCCTTAATGTGCTGGTCTTTCAATCGTTTGTATTGTTCCATTGTCTTACCTGTTAATTTCTTGAATAAATTTCTGCCGTTGCAATGCTTGCACTCGCCGTAGAGTGTGGCTTCCCACTGCGCTATGCGCTTCTTGCTCTTCAATCGGTGCAAGGCTCGCGCGGCTTTCTGTTTGTTTCTTTTTCTTAGTAGGCTGTGTTCGGGATAGTTGATGTAACCCAAGAAGTCTATACCGTCGGCGGTTGGTCTCACTCTGTCGTTGGCTTTAACTTTTAGCTGCATCAGTTCCACACGCTCATGCACTGTGTCACATATTATCCACAATCGCGCCTTGTCGCCGAATGCCATTCCGTCATCACAATAACGGTAGAAGTATTTCACGCCCATTCTGTCTTTCAGATAGTGGTCGAGGAACATGGAGATTAACAGATTGGCAAAGCCTTGCGAGCTTCTCAATCCTATGCTCAGCCCACTGGGCATCATCCTCACAAACCGCTCCAGTATCGTCAGCAGTGTAGGCTCTTTGAACATTCTGCGCAGGCTGTACATCATAAAGTCTTGGCTCACACTCTCGTAGAACTTGTGAATGTCGAACTTATAATTGTACCGTGTGCCGTCGGGGTCTTTCTTTATGTCGGCTTCTATACACCGTTTCAAGTAGTGCATGCCGCGACCCTCTATGCTCGATGCGGTGGTCATGATGTAATGCTTCTTGATTACTGCCTCCACCACACGCATGATGGCATTGCATCCGATGCGTTCATACAGGCTTACGCTTTGCACACGTCTCACCTTTGGCCCATCGGTCACCATCATTTCTTTGTAGTGCGTCACTTTGAATGTGCCGCTCCTAATTTCTCTTTGTAATCGCTCGATGATTTCCTTACGATGAGAGAGAATATACCTGCCTGCTTTTGTGCGCTTGCGTCTTCGTCCGCGTAACACGCGGTCAATGCTCTCGTTGAGGTTACTTTCCTCGGTGATAGCTTCTATCAAATGGTCATTCTTTCCGTATCGTTTCATCTTACGTTGCCTTTTTTAACGCCTTCATTTTTTGGAGTACGACTTCTTCGGCTCATGTTGCCATGCCTACCAAACTCTGCTCCGTGTGTATATTTTTTGGCTTTCCACTGGTCGGGAAGTTGTCTTCCTTACCAATGCTGCTGCCAAGGCTCATTTCCCTGTGCTCAAAATTCGGATACACGTATCCACTTATCGTACGCACAAATATCTTTAGGCGTTTGATGGCGCAAATTTAATTACATTCACTCCATCTACACTTTTATCTTTTTAATGTTTGCAAGCCGAGAACCGTAGTTCGTGTTCGCATTCGACGCAGCGTTATTCGCATTCGCATACGCAACGCCGCCGTTCGCATTCGCGTTGTTGTTCGACCGAGCCACCACACGAGAGGCTTGGGAAATTCCGCCTGTTATTTTTTTGCAGTGCCCGAGGGTCGAACAAATCGCCCTCGCGCACCGCATATCGCATTTTTCTCGCACTCATGGCTGCTTACGCAACCATGCCCAGTGCCTTGTATTCTTCCACACACTCTACGAACTCAATCTCACCTCTGAAGGCAAGCCGAGAACCGGGGTACGTGCTCGCACTCGACGCAGCGTAACCCGCATTCGCATACGCAACGCCGCCGACCGCACCCGCGCTGCCGCTCGACCGAGCCACCACACGAGAGGCCGCATCGCTGTACCATTGGTAGTCGGAATAGAATGTACTGCTCGTTCCGCCTAAGAAAGTAGCGATAACGTCGCAGAAGCGTCCGTTCCTTACTCTTATGATATACTTGTCGCTATCTCTCACGCCCTGCACCTCACGCACGCTGCCGTCATAGGTGGTAATCTGCCATACACCGTATTTGGTCTGTCGGTTCTTGCCAAGATTGTCTGTAACGTATGTGCCATTGCCGATACCTACACGGCTCATCCACTCGCCACTGTCACCTTGCCAGTTCTCATAGCCCATCACGTTCACGCTTGTCACATCGACGTAAGCCTTTGTCTTCGTGTCGTAATAGAAGCCGTGACTGCTGGCGTTGTTCGGATTGACGGTGTCGCGCATACCTAAGATGTCGGTCTTGCCGCACACATAGCCTGTCGTTCCTGTGCCGTAGCCACACTGCTTTTGGCTGTCGCGTGTGCCATACTTGGCATAGAAGAGGTTAGCTACGTCTTTCGACATTTCGTAGTCCACACACTGGAAACCATCACCTCGCGCTATGCCGAAGTCTTGATACTGTCCTGCTTGGTAGTTGTTAGTGGCATTGCTGCCGCTGATACTACGCAGTACGTCGTTCTGATAATTGGCTTCGTATGCGCCTGTCAAACAGGGCACATGCTCTACCCAGTCAGGTTCAACGGCCACTATCTCTTCCGAGAAACAACGCACGCACCAGTCGGGATAGAGGTTGGTGTCAATATCCTTTGGCGCGGTGAAGTAGAGCCACACGGCGTTCTTTGGCACTTTGGCAAACAAGTAATCGCCGTTCTGATAACCATTGTTGGCCGTCAGCTTTACCACCTCCAAGCATTTGCCGTCCTTGTCGGCATAGGCTGAACAGTAGCTGCCACTGGCTATGCCTGGCCACCTCATCATCTTGGCATCTTTCACAGACACCTTATATACGTTGTAGATGTCGTAGGTCTTGAGGTTGTCCTCAACATTGCTGCCTGTTTGCAGGTTGCTGATGCTCAACGCTTGCCCATCCCACTTCTCCAGTGTTGAGAGGTTCACTTTTTCGCTTCGGCTTCCTGCGTCCTCGGGCGTTTTGGCTACCGACGAAAAGGCTTGATACTTCTTGTCGTTGATGTAGTCGTTCACACCTTTATACCAGTAGTGAGGCTCGTAAACGTACACGTCGCCCTCGTCTTGCTTCGTGCTGTCGCGGTCACCTTTCAAGTTGGCTTCCGTGCCGTCGTGATAGTAATTGCGGTTGTTGTCGTCAAGCAGACACACCTTCATCTTCTTGTTGCCTTGGTACTTGCCAAGCACCGTGTGGCGACGATTGAGTATGTTGCTCACATGACCGCTTGGCACGTAGTCGTTGCCGTAGGCATAGCCAGTCTTGTTGTCCTCATTGCTGATATTCTCGCCATCTTCCACAGTATCATCAAAACTGATGAGGGTGTACTGCACGTTCTTGATTTCCAACTCTGGGAAATAAGCTCGCAGTGCCTCGATTTTCTCGTCTTCCACAAACACGTCGAACATCCACTTACCACTAAGGCCGTCGCAGGCGTTGGTCAGTTCGCTACCATTACCACGAGTGCCGAGGCTCTTCAAGGTGTCGAGTATCTTTGTGCCCTTGGTAACGTCCACGTCGGGAATAGTGACTGTTGCAATTTTTGCACCGCTGTCGAGAGCGTCTTCAAGAAGTTGCAGAGCGTCCACATTAGGACAGCCGCCAACACGTATATTGACTACGTTCTTAAAGCCCTCGATGTTCATACCGCCGTTAGGATATGCAATCTTCGGCATGTTCACCAGCGCAAGATCCGTCATGGTGCTCGGCAACTGGAGCGTGTCGAGCGGACAGGCCTCCGACGGAGTGAATGTGCGCAGGCTACTTCCGTATGCCTTGACAGTCTTCAAGCGAGGACAGTTAGCAGCGCGAAGTGATAGTATCTTCGTGTACTGAATATCTATCTCTTGCAAGAATGGCATTGCAGGCAACTCCAGTGAAGACAACAGGCCAGTAGTGTATGCAGGTATATAGCCGAAGCCACCGACAATAAGTTTCTCCAGCAGTACACAACTACTGATGTCGAAACCCTCCTGCTTGGGCGTGCACGCGCTGATGTCGAGCACAGCCAACTTATCTGCACCGAAGATATAAATCATCTTACCACTCTCCTGTGCGGCGTTGGCAGTAAGCGTGTAACTCTCGCCTGCTTTCAACTGGCACTTGTCGGCAACAGTGTCGGCGCGGTCTTCACCCAAACCAAAGAAGCCGTCCTGTGCGGCGGTAATCTTAATTTGGATTGTGCCCATTGCACGCATCTTGAATGGATTGGTGTAAAGGTCGCCCACCTCATACTGGCCGTCGCACATCTTGAAACGCTTGCGCTGGTAGTCGGGCAGGTCTTCCAGTCTCAATCCGTGAAGAGCGTAGAAGTAGTTTGCCGAACTGGTAGAGTTCTGAATATACTTGCGCTCACCGTCAAACGAACTAATTACCTTTGCCCACTTATTAAGGCGCAGTGTTACCCAGTAGTAATAACAGCCGTCAGCAGAGAATAGGCGCATGCCGTTCTTCTCCACCTTGCGCATAGCGTCGGCAACGTCATGAAGCGTCAGTGTGCTTGTGCCGTCCTTGTCGAGCCATACGCCGCCACGGTCTAAGATGTTACCCTCGCTATCGGTCTGCTTCGTTTCCTCTGCTCGATAGGCTTGGTTGAACATCACACCGTCCCAACCTTGATACAGATGACTGGTCTTTGCGTCCATATCCCAAGGAATGGTAAGGCCGCAGTCATTGTCTGAGCCGTCCACGCAGTCGCCGTCATACCAGTGGTTGAAGTAGGCACGCATGACGAGGTCAGTGTCAAGATAGAACGCTATCATCATGTTCTTGCTTCGCTGGTCAACTGCGGCCTTATAGTCGCTGGCAATAACATAGCAGTTTAGAGAGTAAGGGTTAGCGTAGTTGCGCACTTCCTGTCGCCACTTCTTCAAGCGGTTCTCTTTCGTGCCTGCTACTTCCTTTCCGCCAAGCGTGATAGTAGTAGCTGCTCCAGCACCATTAAAGTATTTCTCGCTACCGTCCGCGTTCTTTGCACCGTTTGCGCCACTGTCCTCGGTGAGGTTGTGGTTACACTCTTGGTTGAAGTGCAGCCAACGATACAACTGGTAAGGTACTTTTTTGCCTGCTTCATACAGCGCGTTGAGGTCGTCGTCGTCGGGATAACGGCTTTCATAATAACTCAACCACAATGGCGCGTTGGTAGCTGGGTCTATCTTCATAAGGTCTTCGGGGCTGTTCGCTCCCTGTCCCCAGTCGAAAGCGTCATACTTCAGAAACTCGTAGCACTCAACAGGATTTACCACTCTGCCGCTGACACTCCACTTCTTCGTGGCAGGGTTAAACGTCATTTCTCCCGTGGTGTCTTTCCAGTTGCCGCCGTGATACTGGCAATACTTGTCGTCGTTGGTGTGATATACAAGGTTCATCTTGTAGTTGTTCACTGCATCGGCAAGCACTTCCGCAAGTGTCTTGTCTATCTCGGTAGGCTCTGCAACTGCATCAACCTCTACCATTGCTCCTGTACCGTCGTTCTCCAGCACTACATGTTTAGGGCCACAATACTCACTCAATACATAGATGTTACCTGCAACAAGTTCGTCGGCTGCTGTGTTCAGCACAGCGTTCTTAAACTCGGTGAGGTCTTGGTCTTTCGCTGCCACAAGTTCCTTGAAGTCGCCATAGTTCAGACAGTCGGCGTTATAGCCCTTTGTCTTCTCGAAGCCATAGAAGCCTGCATCGCCCTTGTCGGCATTGAAGTTTGCTTTTGCATGGAAGTATGCCTTTGTTGGGTCGCAAGCGTCGTTGGAGTTCATCTTGCTGTCGGTGCGGAACAATGCACAAGGTACGCTGTCGATACTGGTATGTATCTCGTAACTGCCCTCGTTGAATACCTGCGCAGGGGTCTTGTACTTGTCGCCAAGTGCTATCTGCGTGTCGTTCATCAAGTGCATCATTGCGCCGTTGTGTGCACCGCAACTGTCTGAGTAGTCCACCTTGATTGTTGCGATGTTTGTGAAGTTACCACCGTCAATGATTTGGATTTTATTCTTGGCAGCGTTCTCTGCACAGGCATCATACTTGGCAAGGATAGTCTCGTCGTTGTTATACATGGCGGCGATTTCCTCGCGAGTGTAGAGCAATTCAATCTTATAGGCTTTCTTGAACTTGCCTTTCTTGTTCTTGATAGCTCGCCAAGAGGAAGTAGTACCTTGATTGGTCTGCTCAAACTTGATGATGTGGCAGTTCTGCCATGGTCTATCGGGGAAGTAGCAATACCAGTCCACTACCTGCTTTGTCTTCTTGTCGCCGTCCAAGCCCTCCAAGTAGTCTGGATAGTTGGCGGCGATGTCGTCGGTATCGGGGTTCTTTGTAATCACGCACACCATGAGGCCTGCATCCAAACACTTCTGCATACTTGGGCGGTCTTTAGTCGTTCCCTCGGCGGTCTGCGATACAAGCACGTCGTTCTTCTCATACTCGCTAATCATAGCGTTGGTGTCGAGAAGTCCAATGAGGTAGTTATTGCAGGCTTGCACAAAGTTGTAGTAGGTATTCCAGCGCGTCATGGTAAACAGGTAAAGGTCTGCTTCGTGACCGTCCATCTTGATTGTTGCGTCGGTGGTGGGCAACTCGCCTGCCTTATAGGCTACTGCGCCAGCCTCATCACCATTGCGGAATATCTTAATCACGCCAATACCGCCGTAAGGGGCAATGGCACTTGGCTCAATAACAATGTCAAAGCGTGTTTCTTTGTCGTTCACGTAGGGCACGGTGGCGCTGGTGGCTGCGTCATCGAGGTCGCCGTTTACTGCAACAACGAGTTTCTCGCCAGTCAACACAAAGCCCAGCTTGTCGCCCATACACTCCAAGATGTGTGCGTTGCGGTCGGCAACGTTCTTAACCATGACAGTAAACGACAACGCCATGCCATTTGTTTCGATGTTGGCATTGCTGAAAGGCTTGTCGGTACATACGGCGGTCACGTCTTCAGCAACACGCAATGCCATGCGTCCTTTGTCGCTGGGTGTGCCATATTCACTTGTGCCGAAACTGCTCTTAACAAATCCATTGGTGGAGTAGTTAGAACCTGTTACGTCAATACGAACCTCACCGCCATCGCTGGTCTCTACCTTGATACTCTTGTCGCTGTCGGCATTGCTGCGTCCTGCAAGGTCAATCTTATACACTGCGCCCTCGGTCTCGCTGATTGGCAAGAAAGTACCGTCAATGGTTATAACGTAGTCCTCGGGCATTGACACGTCACCACAGCTGGCACGGAAGGTTAGCATGTCGCCCTCGTTGTAACCAACAAGACGCTTGTCAATGGTATAGGTGGTATCACGTCCCATTACTTGGTGTGCCACTTCCTCCGACGTTGAGCCGAGTTCCATAATCACACTAACTTCTGGACGCGCAACACTGCGCTTATACACTGCCACGTCAAACTCAACAGTGGAGAAGAGTTTCTTCTTGCTCTCGCTGTCGTCGCTCCAGCGTGCAACAACTATAGGCGTGTCATAGTCGTCAAGCGTGCTGTCCTGCTGAATGACCATTACAGCCGTGTGCAGGATATTACCCTTTACACCACTGGCAACATCCTCACCTTGTATGCGGATAGGATATGCGCCGTGCGCCATGCCTGTCGGGTCAATGGCTACGGTGTGGCTGTATGTGTCGGTCACGACTGGATGCGCAAGGGTCTTCCATGTGTTATCCTTATATATCTCGATTGTCGCCTTGATACCTTTGTCGCTTGCATTGTTGGGGAACGAGTACATAAGAATGTTCTTCGACCTGCCGCCTACCTCCAATGAGGTGTCTTTGGTGTAGTTCAGTGTCTGCGCACTCACACAGGTAACATCTACTGCCACTACGCTTAGGTTCTTTGTGGCAGTGTTGCCGCCGTCATCAGTGATAAGCAACTGGAGGTTGCTTTGTCCTGCAAGTGTGAACAAGTTGCTGATGTCGAAAGAGAAGCTATAATCGTCCAGTGTGGCACTCGACGGCTGCTTGGGCTGGAATGTGGCAAGTGTCTTCTTCGTGGTGCGGTCGATAACTTCCACACTGAAAATAGAGTTGCTCATTTCCTGACTGCCTGCTTTGGTTACAGACATGATGGCTGCTTTCACAACAAACTCACCGCCTGCCTTACCATACAGGGGGTTCTGCTGGAACTGCACGGCAATGGTAGTACCTGTACCGCCGCTTCCTGTGCCGACAAGGAACTGCACCTCTTCGCCCACCATTTCGCCCTCGTCGTTCTCGAGGTGTAACTTCACTGTGCCCTCGGTCTCGGTGTTCACGTTAATGCTGGTTGGGATATGCGCGTATGCGCCGCCAGTGCTAAGAGCGTCTTTGCCGTTCTTTTCGGGCGCGTCCTTGGTCTCCACCTTGCTACCGCCGCCAAAGTCTTTCCACAGGCTCACCTCGCCGAAGTCGTTAATCTCACCTTGGAACTGCTTTGTTTCCATTGTGTTCTCGCCAGTCTTATACGATATGATAAGACCTTTCTTTGCATAGGTAACGCCGCTATCCTTTTGGTACTGCATCAATGCCTGCACAGCTGTATTGAGCGTATAGTAATCGCCAACGGCAGGATTGCCAATAAGTGCGTCGATGATGATGTACGTCTCACTTCCTGCGGCCAGTGAACCAAAGTCTTTCCAGTTGTCGGTGTCGAACCAGTTGCTTTCGGTTACGGTCTTGCCTACATACTGGTAGGTCTTCCAAATACCTGCGCCCATTTCGTAAGACAACATCAAACCGCTAACGGCCTTTTGTGCCTCCCATGCAGCATGCACGGCACTCAACGATGTATTGTCGAGGTCGCACAGGGTGTAGTAACCACTGACAGGTTTCTCCACGGTTGCGTTGAAGATACTTGCTGGGCTGTCCTTTGGCGCAATGGCTACAAGAGTACTGCCGTCATAGCGATACGGCACGTTCTCTTCCTTATTTACATAGATGATAGTATCGGAAATATCTGCCTGCGCCCAGCGATAGCCGCTTATCGAATTCAATACGTAGAACTCTGACTTATACAACTTGTTCGTTGCAGCGTTGTAATAATACTGGTCTTTGCCATTCGGAATAGTTACCATTATGCCGCTCTTGCGGATGATGAAGTTCAGCATGACAACCTTCTTGGCGTTATTGGCCAGTGTCGCTACTTGATTTATTTTTTCAAGCAGGCTGTCGGGCACATCTTCTTTCCATTTAGTCCACGTTGCTCTTTCGTTGGTGAGGTGTGGACTATTGATGTTATAGAAGCGTACGTAGTGGAGCAGAGTGCCGTCTCTGTGGGTTCCAGTTTCGATGTTGCCGTCTGACGATAGGCTGTTGATAGTTGTAAGAACTTCTATCAACTGGTGCTTCATTTGGTCAAAGAAGAAATCCACATAACCTACGGCAAGTTTTTTCTTTGCGTCCATCACGGTGTAGCGAGTGACGACGCTACCACTGGCAATCATTTCCCTTACCTGCTCCGTAGAGGGGAACGAGTTTATTTCATCGACAACAATGGTGCGTGTCAGTTCGGTAGCTGTTGCTTGCAGGCTCTCAATAGCCGTGTTAAGGTTATTGAGTATTCCTGTTAGCGTCTCGTCGTCCTTAACGTCTTTCAAGAAAGCAATCACTTCGTTGAAGCTCTCAATGGCTTCACTTGCGTCTCCACTCATAAGAGTATCAACAGTAGATTTTAGCGATGTGATAAGGGCGTTCAACGCTGTATCTTTCTCTGCGCGTGTAGTGCTCTCGCTGGACAGCTTCGTTTGCAAGTCTTTGATGTTGGTCTCAACGTCGGTAAGGTCGAGGTTATCCACACCGCCTTTCTCGCCTGTCGCAGTCCATACGCCATCGGTGTCGCAACGATAGATGTCGGCAGGAGTGCTGTTGCCTACTGCTGCCCACATGCCTACATCGGGCTTGGGGTACTGTGCTTTCAGTGCATCAAGGTTTTTGAACAATCCGCAGTTAGGCTGCTTCACTGCCTTGGCGCGAAGTGTGCCTGCCACTGTTAGATTGTCCTGAACTGTGAGGTCGCCGTCAATGATTTCATTGCTTCGCGCCGTGCCTTGGGTCACGGTGGCGGCGTTCTCCCATATTTGGTCGTACTTATTCCAACGATACTTGGTGTTGCCTATCATAAGATAGTCACCCTCTTTGCCACCCTCGGGGTACTTAGCCCATACGGCCTTTATGTTGGAGAAAGTGCCAAGGTTGTTGATATCTAAGTTCATTTCATATATTCTTTACTTGTGTTTAGCATACTTGCAGCCAAGTCTGCGTCCTTAATGCTTAGTGCCGTTAGGTAGGCTGCATAGTACACAATGGCTGTCTTTAACTTCTCACAGATGTCTATCTCGTCGCCTTCGATGCGAGGGATTGGAATATAACGTGCACGTCTCACAAATACGTTCTCGCCGCCTGTGCAACTGTAAAACTCCAGTACAAGGCCGATTGGTTGCATGCTGATTGCCACAACAGGCTTTTGAGGATTGCCCCTAATGCCTGGGTATCGGCTATTCTGCAACTCATATTGTGGGTCGTCTTCACTTATGGCTGTCGTGACGGCTCTGCTCCAGTCGCTCATTTGGAAAGTAACAAGGCGCATAAAATCATCGGGCAGGTGAATACTGCCCATACCTATTCCCACTTGCCCTTTCCATTTGATACTATCCCCAAAGGCTTTGCCGCCGTCCAAGAGATACGTGGGGGCTTCCTGCTCGACCGCTCGGGCTGCATCGCATATCTTGCTCTTAATGATTTCATCAAGGCTCAATGTGTCGATGTCGCCCAAAGCAGCGAGTGGACTACTCACCATGTTCTCATCCATAGCGATGCGCACCGCAAGTTGGAGTTCGCTTAGTTCGTACTTCATGTGGGTGGAGCTTGTTTAGATGCCTACGAACACAATGCCGTTTGCCTCGGCAACTTCTAAAATAGCTTTCTTTGAACGTAGCTTAGTACGGCTCACTCCTAAGTTGTCGGCCAAATAGTTCTTTGCGTCCTCGAGGTTGGTTACGTGTATCTGCTTTCCAGTAGCAACAGGTGCTTCTTGCTCCTGTACTTCCTCGGCGTTCTCTTCGGTGGCTTCGTCTTCGGTGGCTTCGTCCTCGGCGTTCTCTTCTGTGGTTTCGTACTCGGTTTCGTCCACCTCGTCCTCGGTATCATCAACTTCGTCAATGTCCTCCACGTCTTCTACCTCTTCCTCCTTTACGACAGGTTTCTTCTTTGGGGCAGGTTCTGCAACTGGCTTCACGAGTTCTACCTCCTTGAACAAACGGCCATACTTGTGATGCTTGGCAAGTGCCTCCTGTAATTCCTCGTCGTCAGTGTAGAATATACTGCCGCCTCCTGTGAGGCTATCGAAAGAAACGTGGACACTCTTTCCTGTATTCATCAGCACGCTAAGGCTAATGGAACTTTTGCTCTGATATTTCTTAAGCATATAATTTGGATTTTTATAAAGTTGGTATAAGAAAAGGGGCGGGCGATTGTTGCTGCCCGCCCCTTTGGCCTTTATTTATATTGTTATGACAGATGTTGCTTATGCAGCCTTGGCAAGACGCATACGTGCATGAGCCTTAGCATAACGCAGATACAGACAAGCGACCTCCTGTATTACTACTGCGTCAGTGTTGCGGATACCTGCTTTCTTCAAGTCGAGAATGTTACGGCTCCAAGATACGTGTGTCTTCTTAGTCAGATACTCGGGGTCCATTGCGAAGCCACAATCAGACATGCCGTTTGCGTCAAACAACTCGTGGTGGATAGTGAGCACCTCGCCGAAGTCGGTGTCCCAAGACTTGAACTTCAAGTTCCAAACCTCTACGGTGTCTTTCAGTCTGAACTTTTCGCTCTTAATCTTAGAGAATGCGCTAAGCATATCAGAACCGCAGAACAGGATTTTACGCTTGTTGCCGATACCAGTACCAACGAACAAGTCCTTGGTGATGTCAACAAGGTTCTCGTCAGAGATAACAGCACACTTCTTGGTTGCATCCCACTCGCCAACCTCGATGTCCTTGCCAGCCATCCACCAAATACCGCCAGTGAACCATGTAGCCATGCCGTTCTTAGTGGTGTGGTAAATCTTGTTCTTCACGCCGAACATGTATGTGTTCTCCTGCGAGAGACGCATGTCGTAGATACCATCCTCCTCGATGTCAGAGAAACTCCAATCTACTTCCTTGGCTGCAATCTTGTCGAAAGTGGACTGCTCTACCTGTATCATGAAGTTCTGACAATACTGAACCTCGGCAGAAGGAATGTTGTTGAAGCGGCCTGTCTGTACGTCAAGTTCGCCACAAGCCTTACCCATGCGCACGAGAGTAGTGCCAGCAGGGATTGCAGGAACGAGAGTAGCCTGCTGCTTGCTGTCGAGATTACCGTTTACTGCATATACGGTAGGCATTGAGGTACTGTCGTTGCGGCCACATACGCACAGGACAAGGTCGGGGGCGTTCTCGTCACTTTCATCGTAAGCCTTGCCTTTCTCGTCATACTTACCCTTAACACCTACTACGCGGATAGTGTCGTCCAAAGTAAACATGTTGGGGTCGTCCACAGGCAGGGAGATACTTGCGCCAGTGGACTGCTCTGTCACGGCATCGGCGGTCTTGCAAGTGATAGGGCGTGTGCCTACGCTGTAATACTTCACCTCGAAACTATCGGAAGGCTGCGCCTTGGCATAACGCGAAATTTGGTCAATAGGCGTTGCCATAGGACGGATTTTTGTAATGCGCTTGTCGATGTCCTTGGTATAGAACTCGGGGTCACCTTCTTGACGGCCTGCGCTCTCTGTGCCAATACCAGCGGTATCGTTGCCGATACCGCCTGCGCCACCAGTGGTTACACCTGCATCGGGCAAGTTGCTGGCTGCGGCCATAGTAACGCCCGAAGTGCCTGTTACATACGCAAGCATTGTAAGCAGGAAAGAGCAAACAATGCTCAAAATTGATTTCGTTTTCTTCATGTTGTTTATTATTGATGTTTATAAATTTGGTTATCGTTTAGTTCTCTTCTCGCCGCCACGTTCCCAAATGTTCTGCGTGCCGTCGATGTCGCCAAGAGGCCCGAGGTCTCTGCGTCTGCCACTACCGCCGCCTGCCTTGCCGTTCTGTCCGTCAAGCTGGGCAGTGCCGTCGCCCTTGCTGCCGTGTCGTAGCTGTTCCTCAATCTTGGAGTTGCGTCCACGAACTTCGCCTGCATGGTCTGCGTCGGCTACATCTGTATCATGCTTCAAGGCTTTCAATGCCATTGCAATGGTTTCCTCTGAGATAATACCGACAATACCGTCGTCGATGATTTTACGGATAAGTTCAAATACGTCGTCCACATCGTCCTCGGACATCTTACCACTTGAAATGAACTCGTCGAAACGCTGCATGGTCTCTGGCCAGTTCTTACCGTAAGCGTCTTCAAGTTCCTTGGCTTTGGTCAGCTGTTTGTAATACTCTTCGCTGGCCTTTGCAAGAACTTCCTGCTGCTCGGGGTCTTCGAGTGCGTCCTTGATGTCGGGGCCGAAGCGACGAACAAGACCGACAACAGGGTCTTCGCCCTTTCGCCAGTCGGTAATGAAACTTGCACTGCGTGGGTCACTGGTAAACATGTCTGAAAAGGCTTTCTCACGTTCCTTGTAACCACCCAGTTCGTTGTCGTAAGTGTCGAAATCGTCGGAGATTTGACCGTAAAACGCCTCGTCGTCGGTAAAATCCTTGTCGGGGTATTTTCCTGCAAGACGCTCGTTGAGCAATTCACGCTTGCTCTTTGGAGGTTGATTATCAGTCGTTGCCATATTATAATGAGATTACGATTTATTCTGCCGCAAAAATAGCGTGAATAATTGCGTTCTCACTTTTATCTTTTTACTCTCGTGTTTAGTAACTTTACACAATAAACATAGTCCCGACTATTACTGATTTGAAACACGATGGAAGTACATTCGAGTATGAGCAGGAACGTAATCAAGACTTGATGCGTGCGTACTACGAAGACATAGCAGCCTGCGAGGTGATACGGCTAACAGAAGTTTGGCAACGTGTCGCCAACATGTCGTCTGCTCGTTTTTGGGTATCAGAGGAACGTGCGGCTATCGTCGTCGCTCGCATGATGAAAGGTGACAAGCTAAAAGAAATGCGACCGATGAAGCGTGAAATGTTCCAAGAGATATACAACCGCGTCATGGAAATGCACAAGCTACACCCGAAGCTATCTATATTCCGTCTGTGTATCTTCGTAGTAAACTCGCCTGCACCGAAGTTCTACATGACACCTCTCTCTGTAAGGCAAACCGTTTATAAAATCAAAAGGCAATGGAACAAACATCGTATGCAAAAATAATATCCATGCTGCTCACTCCTGTGTTCATCGCACAGACGTTGGTCGGCTTCCTGCCTGCATCAGTAATGATGTGTGTCGATGCGCCGTTGCTGGCGCGTCTTGCATATCCATTCTTCCATACAGGTATTGTGCATGCGCTGTTGAACGCTTGGTGCTTCCTGTCTATTGCCTTTATCCTGCCAACGTCTTTGTGGAAACTGGCGGCGGCTTACATCATCGCTATATCTGTGCCCGACTTGTGCCTGCCTGCTTCGCCTGTCGTAGGGTTGTCGGGCTTCTGCTATGCACTGCTGGGGCTGTTCACTTGCGAGGTGCGTTCCAAATGGTTGTGGGCTGGTCAGATATGGTTCTCTATATTGCTGGGCATCATACTTCCAAATGTCGCAGTGGGCGTTCACGCCTATTGCTTTGCTGCTGGCACGCTGCTGTCAGCACTCAATCACCCTTTCATAAAAGTTAAATGAATATCAACACACGCAACATATTGAAAGAGAATGAGCAACGCAACGATACTCGCAATGCTTATTTCAATCCTATCACTGGCGAGGGTTCAGTGGGGAAGCGTCGGCGTGTGGAGATAAAAGACTATCCTATCCATGTGCAATACCTGCCAGTGGAAATGCTTAAAGTTCCATTGGTTAAAGGTATCATCAAGTATGGCAGTATCGAGGAATACTTCATACACGAACTCGCAGACGAGGAAGAGGGAATTGTGTTTGATGATGAGGCACTGCACAAGATTGTCGAGCAACTGACACGTATTCGCTTCCGTTTCGACTTCGCCTTTTGGGCTGCGTTCCTCGTTTACATCAAACCAAAGGGAGGTGGCGACGATGTGTTGTTCAACCTCACACGGCCACAGCGTCGCCTCGTCGAGAAGCTGGAGGCAAAGAGAAAAGCTGGAAAGCCTATTCGCCTCGTGCTGTTGAAAGCACGTCAGTGGGGAGGCTCTACTACGATACAGATGTACTTCGCATGGTTGCAACTGGTGCACAAGGTTGGTCTTAACAGCCTTATCGTTGCACAGGTAAAGGGCACAGCCACGAAGATACAAAACATGTTCAACAAGATGTTGAAGAAGTATCCGACGGAGTACCTGTATAAACTGGGCACGGCATACGACGCGCGAGAAACGAAGTGGGCTGGCGTAGGTGCTACGCAGGACACACACAAGATACCGCAACGAAACTGCACTATTACGGTGGGTTCTGCCGAGAAGCCCGACAGCGTGCGTGGTGACGACTACAACCTCGTACACCTGTCAGAGGTCGGCTTGTGGAAGAAGACCGAGGGAAAGACACCCGAGGACATTGTGCGCTCTGCCTGTTCGGGTATCGCCATGCAACCTTATACGGCTATCATCTACGAGAGTACGGCCAATGGTACAGGTAACTTCTTTCAGCGTGAGTATGATGCAGCCAAGAATGGCAAGTCGTCTTTTGAGGCTCTGTTCGTGGCATGGTTCGAGATTGAACTATACTGGAAGCCGTTTGAGAACGACAAGGAAAGAAACGCTTTTGCAGAGCGTCTATATAAGAACCGCAACAACGACTTTGTTGCATCAGACCGTGAGGAGAACGGCAAATACCTGTGGTGGCTATGGACGATTGGTGCTTCACTGGAAAACATCAACTGGTACATCGAAGAGCGAAAGACGCACAACGACCACGGAGGCATGGCTTCCGAATATCCGTCGGACGATGAAGAGGCATTTGTCCATTCGGGTGCGCGTGTATTCGACAAGTCGCAGGTGGAGAAACTGCGTCCTGCCTGCCGTCCTGCCCGATATTTGGGCGACGTGTATGCCGACGGCGAAGAGGGAGAGGAGGCACTGGAAAACTTACGCTTCCACGAGGACAGCCAAGGACAGTTGCAAATATGGTCTATGCCCGAAATCGACGAAGAGGAACGTGTGGCCGACCGCTACCTTACTGTGGTCGATGTCGGTGGACGCTCCAACAAGGCTGACTGGTCTGTTATCGTTGTGTTCGACCGCCTGTTTATGATGGACGGCGACAAGCCTGTCGTCGTGGCACAATGGTACGGACACATAGATATTGACTTGCTGGCATGGAAAGCGGCACAGATTGCAGCGTTCTACGATGATAGCCTGCTCGTTATCGAGAGCAACACAATGGATAGTAGAGACAAGGAACGCCACGTTGAGGGCGGCGACCAGTCGCTTTATATCCTCAATCAACTGGGCAGTGTTTACACAAACCTGTATGCACGCCGACAAAGTGAGGACGAGATACAACAGGGCTTCCCGAAGAAGTACGGCTTTCAGACCAACGTATCTACCAAGCCGATGATTATAACGACGCTGGTTAAGGTTATCCGTGAGGGATTGTATGTGGAGCGCGACGTGCGCTGCCTCGACGAGTATCTGACGTATGAGCGCAAGCAAAACGGCGCGTATGGTGCTATCATCGGAAAGCACGACGACCTGCTTATGACACGTGCAATCGGCCTGCATATCTGTTTCAGAGAAATGGACTTGCCGACAATCATAACAAATGAACATTACCGTGTGCCAAAGAAATGCGCTGTTTCTGCGGCTACAATATAATAACTTTTAATTATAAGAATATGAACATCTTTAAGAGAATTAAGGCTGCGGTTCGTTACCGCAAGGCCGTGAAGATGGCTGACAAGGCCTATCGGAAGACAGGAGTGCGCAAGTATGTGTTACCACTCGACGACAAGAAGAAGACGCTGTTAGTGCTCGACCGCTACAATATGCGTATCTATAAGAGAAAAGGCTACATGTCGCAAAAGGTAAGTGTGTTGGCACTGGAGAAGGAGTGCTTCTACTGCACACCATACGCCAACGGCACAGGCCTGTTGCCTAAGAGTGTAGTTGACTTGAAGAAGAAACAATACCTCGCGTGGTTTGCTTCGTAACCATTTGCATGAGGACATCTAAAAAGGGAGTAGCCGTTTGGTTACTCCCTTTCCTGTTATGCGCTCAACATCTGCTGTGCCATTTTCATAGCCTGCGGATTGGCTGGGGCTTGCTGTTGTATCTGCTGTTGCAGTTGTGGCGATAGTCCTTGTGGGGTCTCGCCTTGTGCCACGGCTTCCTGCTGGCTCTGCAAACTCTGTATGAGTTCGTCGGAGAATGGGAAGTTGCCGTGCTCCAACAACTGTTGCAGTGAAATCTGACCTGTGCGCCATATCTCCATAAGGAAATCGTTGGCCATTTGTCGGTAGGCTGGTGTGGTGGTGCTCTCTGTGATTGACAGGTCGAACTCCACATCGCGTATCTTCTTCGGGTCGTACTCCACTTGTGCGCCGCTCTTGCCTGCAATATTGAAGACACGTTTGCTGTCGTAATACTGCTGTATATTCTTCACGTCCTTATATGCACCGTCCACTACAAAGGTGCTGTAACTGTCGAGCAAGTCGAGTAGTGAAGTGGTGGCGTTCTGTGTCTGCTGGCTGTAAAGGCTGGCCGACATACCACTATATCCAGGCTTTCCTTGCAGGCTTCCGTTCACGCCCGAAATATCCTCTACGAGTTTTAACTGGAGGTTGAGCAACTCGGTAATACCGATATTTGTTGCGTTGTTGGCTACCTGCTGCGGCAAATTTTTTGCTCCCTTGCGGATAACAATCACGCCGTTGAACCTGCTCCACTCGTCGGCAATCTCCGAAATATCCATGCCCTTGGGCAGACAGTCCTCGGGGAAGATAAGCAAACCCTTGGCACTGGCTCGCATTATCCAGTCGTTGAGGGTAATCAATCGGTTTACATAACGCTGCTGGTCGATAACGTCGGCCACAAAGCTGTGTATCTCGCCGTCTATGAATGGGTATGCCTTGAACACGTAAGGGTGGCTTTTGTGCTCGTAAGGTGTCTCGCCCTCGCGCAAGATGTCACCAAACGGAGTGAGGTAGTAGTAGTACCAATAATCATCTATAAACCACTTGGCTTCAATCATTGGAATGTCCTCACGCTTCATGCCTTGTGCAAGTCCTTGCTCCAATCGCCGTGCGTTCACACCTACAACCATTTCGTTGTAGTCCTCAATCTCAATCTTATAGATGTCTCCGTTGTTATAGTCATGGCAACGGCAACGTGGCTTGGTCTCTTTGCGCCATACCTCGATAACACGGCAGCGTGTCGGGTCTGACGTAAACAGGAAGTCGTAGTTCTCGATGCGATGATAGCCGAAGTAGTTGGCGTTATCTGCAAGGGAGTGCCTGTTGTGCGCCATTTTGTAGATGTCGCGCAACTTGGCATATTCCTCGGGAGTGTTGGCAAACTGCTGTGTCAATGTCTCAAAGCTAACGTCATGTACTTCACCAAGCAGAGAAACGTCCCAGCCTCGGAAGTCACGCATGTTGTTATCTATAAAGAAATTGTTGGGCTGCACATAGTCAGTCCAACAGTCGCACTTATCGTTACGCCAGCCGAACCATTTGCGATGTACGATGAAGCCACTAATCAAAAACTCTTCCATTGTGCGTGCGGCCATATCCTGCATGCGGTTTAGCTGCATGTTACACTGGAGTATCGTGCTCATAGTCTCGCCTAACTTCTGCTCGTCGCGGTCGCGTGCCGTGCAGGTAGGCTCTTTGCTCTGTGAACGATACACGCCAAGAATGGTGCGCACAAGCCTGCGTATGATGTTGTTCTTCAGCGGCACGTTGCCTTGGCTCTTGATGTACTCTTCCTCCGTCATGGTCTTGCCGTCCACGGTAATGGTGTCGTCCCACTGGTAGCCATAGGTGTAACGCTTGTTTCGCTCACGTTCCATACGGAAGCGAGACATATTATCCCAAGCGTGCTGTGCTTCCATGAGCACATCAAACGCTCTGCGCCAGCCATATTGCTTCTGCTCCTTGATGCTATCCATTTCCTCGCGCGGCGCAACGCGGCTCATGGGTATCAATTTCTCTATTGCCATATCTTGATGTTATTATGTTCCGTGAGCAAAGTTAATACTTCGCCCACGGAACTAATTTTTAATTATTTACTCTCATCGTCAAACTCTCCACGTGCAACTTCGTTGGCCTGTCGCTTCAAGTGCCAGATGTCGCGTGCAAGTTCGGGGTTCTCCTGCGGCATTGCCTTTTGAAGTTCGCCCATCTTCTTCACTTGCTTGTTGAGAAAGTTAAACACTTGCATGTTCTGCCACTCGTCGCTCTTGTGCAGGTCTTCCAGTTTCTCTGCCCATTCGGCTTTCTCTTCGAGGCTGAGTTTAGGACTTTGTAACTTTCCGATATAGCCTTTCTCGCGCTGCTGTATCTCTTCCCACTGGTCGAGGTTAGAGAAGTATTCGCGGTTAATGGCTCGCTGCTTGGTGTACTCGCTGCCCGATTTGACAAGACGGTTTGCGATTGGCACGTTACGCCAGTCGGGTTCCATTTCGCCTGTGGCCATGTCGATACTGTTAGACATCTTGTTGAGGAATGTAACAGCACCACCAAAGTAGCCTTGCACGATGTGCTCAACGAGTGCTGGGTTCAAGTCGATTGCGCCTTTGCTGAACTCGTCGCCGCCTGTTGAATTGTTCAAACCCTCTGCAAGGTTCACGAGGTGACGGTTGGTTCGGCCAAATGCCTTTGTGTACTCGGGCTTCTTCTTGTTATAGTCGTTGTCCTTGTATATCGGCATGCCTGTCCAGTCCATATTCTCGTGGGCTTGGTAAAGTGGTGCAACAGCACTCGGCACAAATGGAGAGAGAACGCCAGTACCCTCGCCGTCCAAGAAGTTAATTGGCAGTGCCTGTGTTACCTGTTCGGCCATTGTGCGTGCCAACTGCGTGCCTGTGTAGCGTTCCTTACCACTCAACACATTGCTTGCCAACTCGCCCATTCCGTACATGGTGCGGAACTCAATAGGCAACGGCAGGCTGATGTAGCTGCTACCAATAGGTATGATAAGGTTGGTACGGCGTACATAGTCGGGCAGGTCGTCGTAGTTGGTGAACTTGTCGTCGTCGTCGCCGTCGCCTCCTCCCATGAGCATAGGAGCAAGATAGCCAAGTATGAAGTATGATGCAGCCAGTGCGCCAAACTTTTTCTTGTTGTGCTTCGCTGCTCGCAGTATGTTGGTTGTACCTTGCACACCAGCGTTGAAGAACACGTACAGAGCACGACACGCTGCACTACTGCCTGCTGCCATGCTACCCAGCTTTGTCTGACCTACTGCACCGAAGAACGTACCACCAGCACCTTTCTTGTTGAAGTTCACGCTTATCTCCTTTGCATCGAAGACTGCACGCTGAACACTGCGATTCTCTTCACGGCTGCTCATGTAAGCAGCGAAGCGTGCGCAGTTCTCAACTGAACGGTTGATAATGTCGAAGCGGTCAAGCAAGGCTTTCATTTGGTGTAGCTTGGTATTCTTCAAGTCCTTGGTGAGTTCTTTCTTCAACTCCTCAATGTCTTTCAGATTGCTGTAACCAGTCTCGCCGCCGTTCATCATGAAGCGGTAAAACTCCTTTTCTACTGGGTCGCTCATGTCGAGAGTGCCGTTGTTGAACTTGTGAAAGAGTTTGCCCATTTTCTTAGGATTGAACTTCACAAAGTTCTTATGGAAGCGTACTGCATAACGTGGGCTTTCCTTAACCCATACCATAGAGTTAGAATAGAGAGCGTCACGCACAAAGTTACTTGCCACGAAGTCGGGGTTCTTGGTGGTGTACCAGCCTGCCAACTGACGGTTGATGTAGTCGGCACTGCGCTTGAACGCACCTCCCACTCCTTTATAATCGGAGTGGGGATTGGTTTGTCCGTTCAGTGCCATTGCTGCACGTGGGTTGGCGTTGATAGTCATTACATACTCCTTGCCGTCGCGCTTCACAATCACTTGGTGGCTGCTGATTTGGTCGTGCAGGGTTCTGTAAGGAACATCGGCGGTCTTACCCTTGATGCGCTTGATGTCGGGGTTGCCGTTGTCCACCTCGGTCTGCATGTCCTCGTTGAACTGGCGAACAATATCTGCCACTTCTTCGGGCGTTGCATCGTCGGGGATAGTCGGGAAAGCGGTTACCCATTCATCGGTAACAGGGTCTTTCTTTATCCACATGTCGCTCACGCTTACAAGGTCGCTCGGTCTGTTCAGCACGAAGTTGAGGAACTTCTGCTTCATCAGATTTTTGTTTCCCTGTAATATTGCGCTGTCTGACATGCTCAAGATGTGAGCAAATGGATTGTCAGCCTTACTGCTACGTCCTTTGGCTCGCTTCAACGGATTGTTGAAACTCTTACGCTCGTCACGCACGTATGCATATACCTCTTCGGCAGTTGTCTCGTCGAAGCCTCTCAAAGGTACGTAGTAGTCGTACATCTGTGCGATACTTTCCTTTGTCTCGCGGTTTATCATACCACTTGTAAAGAGTTTCTCCAGCGTAGCTGCATTGGCGTTCTTGATTGCATTTCCCAGTTTCTCTGTGGCGGTAGGGTTTCTCCACTCAACATCGTCCACAACGCCATAGGCTGTGTTCACTGCGTCCTCTACATCGTCGAATTTATAGAGTGAGGTCAGACCGCTGTAATCTCTTGCATAGAGGTCTGCGCCAAACTCATTCACGGCAATCTCGTCGAGGGCTTCCTGCTTATCGCGCCATGTGGGCAGGCTCGTGTCGTTGCGTACATCGTCCTTTCGCTTGTTCCACTTTGCAAGCATAGTCTTGTCCAGCACGCCGCCGTCGTCGGTAAGTGCGGCTCTCACACTCATCTCCCTGTTACGTTCAATGCCGTGCTTCGCCATCACATAGTCACCTATCTCTTCCTCGGTCATGTCGTCCTTTAAGGCACGCATTGCCTCCATGAGTGGATTGTAGTACTTGCGCTTGAACTCATCCTGCTCGGCTTTGTTGCGGCTGCTCAGAGCATTCTCTGCTGTGTAGGCGTTCTCCCAGTCGGCTATTTCGGCCTTACCACTATGCTTCTGCAAGATGTCCATGAGTTTCTTCAACGACAGCATGCTGTCTTGAATTGCCTCCTGCACTTGGAAGCCACTTTTCTTCATAGCCTCGTCATACTCTTGGCGCAAACCTTTCACTACATCGGTAACATCATCGGTGGGAAGTGAACCGCCATTGCGGTAGCGGTTGGTGTCGGCATAGTTGCCAACTCCCAACTGCTGCTGCATGGCGATGTCTTCTGCCACTCCCATTGCGCCACGGCTCTGCTGCATCTGATAGCTACGCCAAAGCATATAACGCAGGTCGTTATCGTTGATGTCGATACCCACTGCTATCTTGGCGGCACTCAACATGTCCTTGAAGAACTGTTTGATGCGCTCCCAAGTGCCGAGGTTCTCTCGGTTGTTGAAACCACTCTCTGCCATTTCGGCAATATATTCCTCGGTGGCAAGTGAGAAGTTCCAACCATTCTTGGCTGCAAGAGCATTTATTGCGGCGCGTGTCGCACGGTTGCTACGCTCATATACCTTTCTAAGGAAGTTATCAAAGTGTTGTGCGCCTACAACCTTGCGCAGTCCCTCGTGGCCTACTACCTCATGCAGGACGGTGGCAACAACGTCGGCGACGTTATCGGCATTAGGAACAACCACAACAACCTCACCAGTGGCGGTGTCGTACCAACCTTTGGCACGGCGCATGCGCTTCTGCTTGCGTGCGTCCTTGTCGGTCAGTTCCTCGACGTTCTCCACGATGCGCACCTTTGTGCCAAGTTTCTTGCCTGTCTTCTTCGCTGCCTTTGCAATGCTCTCTGCATCGGTGGCGTTGCGCTCGGCAATCTCCTTGTTGAGTGCGTTAATCTGTTCGTCGGTTACTGCGCCCTCTTGGCGTGCCTGTGGCTCACGGCCTGCATCTTTTACCATCTTATCCACTTCGGTAGGAGTAAGCAAGCGGTTCACTTTCATTGCTCCTGTGATAACCCAAGGGTCGGTAGTTGGGTCAACGTTGGTACGATACATATAGAAACCGTCAGTAGGCAGGTGCTTCAAGCCAGCAAGAGAGTGAACGTACTTGCCGTTCTCATTCAAGCCCATGTCGTGTGCTTCTTGCTGGTAGTCGTTATCGGCTGCATACTCAACCTCTGCCCATACGAAGTTGTTAGGGAAGAGTTCGCGCTCGCCTGTATCGGGATTGAAACGTGCAAACTGCTTTGCAAAAGGAATAACGCCTAAGTGCCAGCCTGGGCGATAGGCCAACTTACCACTGCCGCCCTGTGTGCCCTTGCCGCCTGCCTTTACCTGTGGCCGTCCTGTCTTCGACGTTCCTGCCACTGGGGCTGCATCTGCATCGAGCCATACACCTGTTGGAGTGTCTGCGCCGTTTGGATTGGCTACCATAGGAGGATAGAGTTTGCCGTTCTTCAAGACGAACACCTTATATCCTATGCCAGTCTTCTTTGGTGGCTCGGCCTCGCGTATGCGATAGCGGTTGTTGTCCTCATTCTCGCCGCTCTCACTCTCGGGCTTGTCATCGCTCAATAACTGATACTCTGCATCGAGTTCCTTTTTGCGTTCGATAGCCTCGTCGAGTTGCTCCTGCTTAGAGAACTTATACTCGCCCAACTTGTCAGCACCCTGCAACTTGTGGTTAGCTTCGTCCAGTTTACGCTGGTACACCTCGCCATTTTTGATAACGCGCTCCAGTAGGTTACGGAACGCCATGCCTGCTGCGGTATCATCGTCGGACAACTTCACAGAGTAACGGATTTGACGCTCACCATAGTCATTGCCACGCCCTATGCTCTCTATTACGAGTTGGCGTGCGAACAGGTCTCCATCGGCGTTCGGGTCTGCTTCTACCTTGGCAGTAACATTGTAGCCCTTAATGCGGACGTCCTTGCCCTCTTTGAGTGCGTCATGGATATACTTACCTGCATCTTTCGCCTTATCGAAGCTACGCCCAGCATATCCCCACATGTCCGTAGTAACTTGGAATACGTTAGGATATGTGCCGCCATCGTCCTTAACGAAGCCTGCTGCGGTCAGTTCGGCAACGTCTTTGCGGTTCTTACGGAGCAACTCTTCCATGTGCTGCTTGTCTTTCTCGGCCTGCTCGTAGTTCTTCTTACGACGAACATAGTCGCTACGCTCGGCGGCTTCCTGTCTGCGGAGTTTCTTCACAAGTTTGTCCTGCTTAGACTTCTCGAAGATAACAGGGTTGCCGCTAAGGATTGCAACCATTTCTGCTGGGTCGATACTGCCCTCTGCGTCTGAACCCTCGTCAAACTCGCGCGATGCGTCAGCGTCAATGGTGTTGGTTTTGAACTGTGCGAACATCTTGCCCTTGATTTCCTGCAACTGATACTTATACATATCGAGGCTACCTTCTGTTGCATAGTAGAAGAGTTCAACCTTGTTGCCGTTCTTCTCCTTGGCAAGCCAGTTTCCTTGACGCACGGCACGACCCTCACGCTGTTCGCGGTCGGCAGGTGTCCACGGCATATCAAGGTGGTGCTCGGCAATGAGACGTTTCTGCACGTTCACACCTGTACCCATATTCTTAGTTCCACCTATGAGAATACGCACTGTGCCCTCATTCACTTTCTTGAAAAGTGCCTTGCGCTTCTGGTCGGTATTGGCTGTATGAATATCCACAATCTCGCTGCGAGGTATGCCGTATTCGTTCACAAGTCGGTTGATGATGTCGGTGTAAACATCATAGCCTTTCTTGCTGTCGGGAATACCTTTATCACAGAAGATTAGCTGTGTACCCTTGTCTTTATCGAACTGCTTATAGAGTTTGGCCACGCTCTCACACACAACAGGAACTTTGCCGCCGCCCTCGTCCTCTGCATCGGGGAAGATAAGACGTGGGTCGATAGCTGACATTTCGCTGATGCGGCTTGCATGCAGTGACCAAGGTGCTTTGCGGTCGTCCTCGGAAGTGATACCGAAGTAGTCGCCGTTCTTATTCTGAACCATTGACACAACCTCACGGTTGATTTCCTCCTGCAAAGGTGTAGCTGGCACCTTTACGAGGTGACTGTTTGGCTTTGGCTTCGGCAGTTCGAGGTTCATGTCGTTGCGTACATCGGCAATCTCTGCATACAACTTGCCGAGTTCGCTCACGTTTTGGAATGAACGGAAACGTGTCTTGGTCTTCAATTCGTTGGTTACGCCATACTCCAAGTCGGCAGACTTCACAGCGTACTGTGCTGCCCATGCGTCAAAGGTGGTATAGCCTAACTTCTGCATCATGTTTGGACGCAGGTAGTTCAACAGGTTGTAAACCTCAACCAGTGTATTGGTAATGGTCGTACCCGACAGGAATACAGTGCCTCGGTCGCCTTGGTGTAACTGCTGGAGATAGCGCACACCATTGAGCAATGCTACGGCACGCTGGCTTCCTTGTGGGTCGCCAAGTCCTGCAACTTGGTTGTAGGTAGTAGCGTATGGCAAGCCCTTGAACTGCTGACACTCGTCCACAAACAGGTAGTCCACACCAAGATTTTCAAAACAGAACTCGCGGTCAACCTTGCGGTCGAGCATTTTCTGCATCTTGGTCTCGAGGTTGGCCTTACGCTTCTCCAGTCCTTTCAGCTGGCGTTTGGTTAGCTGGCTCTTGTCGCCTGCACCACGCATGAGCATGATAGCTGCGTCCAACTGCTCCAACTGCTCGTTGATTGTCTGTGTCTCTATCTCCTGCGTGTGGGGTAGCTGGGTGTACTGCTCGTGGCTGATGATAACGCAATCATAGTCGTTGCTGGCAATCTTGGCAAGCAACTTCTTGCGGTTCTTAGCAGAGAAGTCCTTTTCAGTAGGAGCAAGAATGCGTGCCGACGGATAAGCCTGTGAGAACTCCTTGGCAATCTGACTGCATGTAGCTTTCAGTGCAAGTATCATAGGTTTCTTTGCAATACCCATACGGCGCATTTCCATAATGGTCGACTGCATCACCAATGTCTTACCAGCACCCACGATGTGGTCAACAATGCCGCCTCGGTTATTGAGAAGCATCCACACGGCTGCTTTCTGATGTGCACGCAGGGTAATACCTTGCAAACCCACAGGGTCGAGAAAATCGCCATTCCACTTACGGATAACGGTGCGGTTAAACTTGTCGTTGTAAACTGATGCGAGTTGTTCGCCACGCTCGGGGTCACTGCCAACCCATGTCTCAAAGGTTTCACGGAGTTCCTGTACCTTGTCGTTGGCAAGTTGCGTCTCTTCCTTATTAAGAGTAACGCTGCCGTCGCTGTGGTGGTTCCACACTTGCAGGGTCTTGTCTTTCATTGCAGCCTCGAATATTTCCTTGGCTGACTTATGGTCGGTTGCCCAACGGTCGGCCTCGCCACCCAACTCGCGCTTATCAACCTCAACAAGGAACTCGTCGGCCTCGGGCACATACCTTACTTGGCTCTTCTTACTTCCCCAGTCGGGCATACCGAACATTTCACGCAGGAAGTCGGTGTAAGTCTTATCCGACACCCAACGTGCGCCCATGCGTATGTTGATGTCGCCAATCATCAAGTCACGTGGCTGCACCTTTTCCAGTGCATCTACATTCTCTTGATAGGCTTCATCTAACGCTGCGGCTGCTCGTGCCTCTTCCAGTTTGGTCTTCACGTCGCCACTAAGGTAGTCGTCGGCCACTACATAGTTTTCGCTATTAGGCAGGCGATACAAAGTGCCGTGGCACTGCTCGCGCCAGTTCTCGCCAAGTACCTTCTCCATAAAGGCAGGACGTATCTCACCATAGCCAGCCAAACAGGTTGCAATGGCTGACGACGGATTGTTGGCACTCTCCATGTCGATAGTTGGCTTGATTGTGTTCTTGGTGAAGATGTCGGCCAACTTCTTAACCTTGCCTGTGTCGCTGTCGATTTCCTCCAAACCACGCATTTGATAGCTGTCAATGTCGGCCTCGATAAAGTTGTTAGCCTTATCGTTGAGTTGGCCGTACTTCTTCACAAATGCGTTATAGGTGTCGTTTAACTCCTTGCGGTACTTCTTTATTGTTGCATCGCTCTCGCGGTTGATTTGTGCGGCAGTCAGTTTCTTAAAGGCTGTGCGCACAGGGATGTACAACTTAATGCGGTCGGCGTTCTTCTTCAGCTCGGGGTTCTCCTCAAACATCAATTCGCCGTCGCGGCCTACAACATTGAGAACACCGTATTTGCCGTTCTGTTCCACGATGTTACCTGCGCTGTTATAGTTGCCGTCGCCAACATAAGCCTCACGGATAGCCTGCTGCACCTCGCGCTCGGGCTTGGTAGTGTCATACAGGTTGCCTGCACGGTCGCCAACAATCTGCTTCTTGATGAGGCTTGTCATCTTCTTAGCGATTGCGTTAGCGTCTTCCTTGCTGGTAAGGCCAAACTCGTCCTCGCGATACTGGCCACCTGCTACAACGTCGCCTATCATCATCTTAGGATTGGCGGCAAAGTAGCCGTTCAAAGGAACGTCCATGTCCTTGTTGGTCGCTCTCATGGTGGCAGAACTATTGAACTGCTCCACGCGCTCCTTGTATGAAGGACGTGCGTTTGTCATTGCGCTGTCTTCCTCATTGCGGTACTTACGCATAAAGATAACATCGGTAACAACGGCTGTGCCTGCTCCCTTGAATACGTTATTTGGCAAACGGATAGCACCCAAGAACTCGCCATGTCGCAGGAGTTCCTTGCGAATAATGGCGTTGCCCTTGGTATCCATGATAGCGTTTGATGTCATAATGGTAACGAGGCCACCAACCTTTGCCATTTCCATCATCTTCACAGCGAAATAGTTGTGAATACGACCCATTGCGGCCTTGCGCACTGGGCTGCTATCACGTCGCCAGCCTGCATCATCTACGGAAATATCGCCAAATGGGATATTGCTTTCCACGATGTCGTATGCGCCTGCGGTGAGTTCTGCTTTCTCGAAGCCGTTGTTCTCCACATGTGCATCGGGATAGAGTTGCTTGGCCAGCTGTGCTGTCAGCCAGTCGAGTTCCACGCCGTAAATGTTTGTGCGCTGCTGTACGTCTTTGGGAAGCGTGCCCTCAAAGATACCTGTACCCATAGAGGGGTCTAACAGGTTGCCGCCACCCTTATAGCCAGCCTGCACGAGATAGTCGTTCATGGCACGCGCAATAGGCAGTGGGGTATAATAAGATGTCAGTGAAGCATGTCTGATGTCCTTGTAGATACCACGCTTTTCGTCGGGGTCAAGTTCATTCAGAACCTTACCCAAACGCTGGTAGTTATCTGCAACGGTCTCGTAGCGTCCTGTCTCGGGATTGTACTGGGAAGTATGTGCGTTGCTGCTCAACAACTGACGTTGAGAGTGGAAACGAGAGAGGTCAATACCGCCCCAACCTCTGAACTTACCCATTAAGGCACGCTCTTCGGCTGTTGCATCGCGCTTCTCACGAAGCACCTGTACGAGGGTTTCAAGAGCCTCCACGTTGGTCGCAAGTCTCTGCTTCTCGCTCATGTTGTCTATCTCTTCTGCATCTTTGCCGTAGAGATAGTTGCGAGTGTTCTTAGGGTTGTTGCGCTCGTTGGCGGTCTTCTTGCTGCCGTCGTCTATTCGTCGGTCGCTGTCTCGCTTTGTAGTCTTTCGGCTTCCTGTAGAAGTTTCTCCAGTGGAACGTCGTCCATCCTCAGCATCTCCAGTTGAAACGCTGCGTCCTCCGTCAGTGCCGTCGGACTGTTCTTCACCTGCCACGTTATTCCGCTCCGTGCTTCCTCCTCTGCTCCCATCGGTGGATAGTCCTTGCGGTTCTCCGTCAGCCAATCTCTCGTTTCCTGTTCCTGCTGCATCAGAGTTTCCTCTGTCAGTTGCTCCAGTGCTTTCGGGTTCCAGTACTCCGTTTCCGTCAGCAGGTACGTCGCCCACTGTCCGATTTGTGTTGCCCTCTGCTTCATCGCTTCGAGGCTCTGCTGTGTCATTTTCATTGTCGTTCTCATTTACGTCAGCACTTCCAAATAAATCGCCAAACAAATTTGTTTGGGCTTCTTGCCCCGAAGTTACTGCTTTTTTCTTTGACTTGGAAGTTTTTGCTTCATTCCCTTTCTTATTATCAGCGTTTTGCGCCTCTTTCTCTGACTTTTCGGGCACAACGAACTCGGGCATAGCATATTTAAGTGCTCGCCTTATCTCTTTCATCATGTCCTCAAACGTCGAATTTGTTGGCAGGAAGTTGTTGTCGCCACGGTCTCTTACGTTGGTGTCGCTGTTCTCTACACGGAACATGATACCTTTCAGTTTGAGATTGTCGTAGTTGTCCTCGTCTCTGTCAAGTTGGAAGTTGAAGTACAGGTTGTGAGTGTCGTCCAAAGGAAGAGAGAAGTGCACGTCGCCGCCAATAGGTGCGATGTTGCTGCGTACATCTTTCTTCTTAGGAGTTACCAAGCCAAGGTACTTTGCTATCTTCTTCGCCAGTTGGAGAGCGTCCTTCACGGCTTTCTTCTCTGCATTGCGCAGATAGCCGTAGGCTTCGTTAAAGTCCTTTGCCACTTCCTCGCCCTCATAGTAGCCAAGGAGTGCCAGTTGGCTCTCGACCTCTTCTAACTTGTCGTTGATAGCCTGCTCAGCTTCGTTTACTTCTTGCTCAGTTGTCGCTGTTTCTGCGATAGCTTCTGCTTCGCTTGCAGTAGTCTCTGCTTCGCTTGCAATAGCTTCTGTATTTGCTTCTGCTTGCTCTGCTGCTGTTCTGTTTGTTTCATTGTTATTGTTGTTATCAGTTACAGTTACTTCTTCCCAACGCTGGAGAGCGTCGGCCATTGCAGGGATAGATGTGTCGTATCTCTCCGTAGTTCCGTCAATGTCGGTAATCTCGTAGAATACTCGGCCATTGTCGATGCGGTCAACATACAGGATAAGGCCTCTTTTAGACTTGAATGTCTTGCCCTCTGCGGCTTTTACTTCCTGCTCATCACGTGAAGAACCTGTGTCGCTCATGAGAGAAGTGTTTGCGGCATGTTCCTGCTTAGGCTCACTTGCAGGCTGCTCGTCGCGCTTATCCTTTACTGGGGCGACTTCTCCACGGTCTAACATCTTTTGGAATGTAGGAACGTCGAAGCCCATGCCCATGTAAGTAGTAAGGTTGTCGAACTGGGCATAGTTATTGTCTGCGCTGGTACACTTCAATATCATGCCGTTGGTAAAGAACTTCCAGCCTACCCATGTCTTAGGGTCGCGAGCGTCCACAATAGGCTCGTTGGCCTGTTCGTTATGCTCTGCGGTCTTCTTGACATTCTTATACTCGGCAAAAGGTTTGGTCTTGCGCTTGCTGCTATTAACCCACTTCTTGAACTCTTCACGGCTTACCTCGGTAATAGGACCAATCTTCCAACCGTCCTCATACTGGCTTGCATAGGCTTCACGTGCAGCCTCCATGCTTGGGAAGCCATACATAACCTTGTGTTCGTCAAATGAGCCGTCGCTTTGGTTGATTTGGTCAACTACATACACGTTGCCACTTGCAGGATTGTCAGACAGGTACACGTCGATGTGGTCGCCGTCCACGCCCTCGGTGCGGCTAAGATAGCCGTAATCGTAGTTCATGGTGATACTCCATGCCTTGCCGTTAGCGTCCTTGCCACTGCGTGTAGAGCCTTTGGGGTTCTCCAGTACGATGTCATAGCCGTCCACCTTGATATGGCCTTTGGTGTAGTTACCTGCTTCTTTCTGTCCCTCGGTAGGGTTGGTGTTAGTAGCCTCACGTGCGGCCTGTACCTCATCAGCTGATGAGGTCGTGCCGATAGGATTACTGAACGTCTGCTCAGCAAACTGGCGTGCATCGTCCTCACTGCGAAGCATGAAGCCGCCAGCGTTCTTATCCCACCATCCTTTCATTTCGCGTGCACGTGCATTGGCCTCGCGCTGTTCAGATTTTCCCAATTCGTTGTTAGGCTTTACCAAGAACATGTCGAGCACCTTTCCACGCTTGGTTGTGTACTGGGCAGGAGCGATTGAATATGCGTCGTTAGTGGTGTTTTCCGTTTCGGAAACAACCACTTCCACCTCGTCGGCATTGCGCTGCACAGTCTGCTCGTTGCTTACCTGCTCGGCTGTCTCGATAACGGTAGGCTGGTTTTCCTCACCGTTCTCGCCAATGGTAGCCACGTTGAACTGGCGTACCTCATCATAAGGTGTCATTTCATCGGCAAACTGCTCGGCCTCGGGCATATCACGCACAGCATTATAGAACGATTTGAGGTAAGGACGTACCACGTCGCCTACATCTACAATCATTGCCTTGGCATAGTCAACGAACTTTCGTGCACCACCCTCAATATGATACACAGCCATTTCGCTACCAATAGCAATAATCTCGGGGTCTATACCCATGTTGAGTTGACCCAACTTAGCACGCAGACGCTTCTTCAATTCCTCGTATCGCTCGGTTGATACAAGTTTGTGATTATTCTCCGTTGGCTGCTTTTCATCGTGAGTTTCAGCACCTTTCTCGGCTTTTTCTTGTGGGGTTGCAGGTTTTTGCGTATCTTTGTCCTCAGAAGTCCTACTCAAATCCGAAATTGGCGTCGTGTTCTCACGATTAGCGTCGGTGAGAGTGGGGCTTTTTTGTTTCCACATAGTAACTGCGGCAAGTTCCTGTCGCTTATCTCTCTTTTCCTCAACGAATACGGTTGTACCATCTTCGTAAGTTTTTGAGTAGATAAGGTTCAGTGCGTCGCGTTTTCCTTTCTCAACCTTTACTTCATCGTAATCGTTAACCACTTCGGGAATACGCTCGAAGTCTGCTTCCGTTACTGGTATCTGCCCACGTTTCTCTTCATTCTTTCCACCATGCTGTTTCAGAGTATGGCGTATTGCACTGTTGTCAATGACGTGGTTGAACTCTCCATCGAGTGCCACACCTTGCGCTTCAAGGTCTTGTTTTAGGCGTGAAGATACTGGAGCAATGATTTTCTTTGCAAAGTCAGTGGCAGACTGCTTTGCTCTCGCTATCATTTCAGACAGCGAGCCAGTGAAATATTGGAATAAATTGTTGTTGCTGGGCTTTACTTCTTCTCCAGCATTGCTTTCAGTTCCTGCTCCAGCCTTGGCTGGTTCTTCAACAGGCGCATCTTGTTCTCCGCTTTGAGCATTTCCTTGCTCTCCTTGTCGCCCATCTGCGCCCTCCGTAGCGTTATCGTCCACGTTATCGCTTCGTTCTTGGTCATTGTTTTCTGAATTATTAGTTGTGAAATCTACGTTGAATACTCTCTTAATGGCTTCCACCATAGGCACGAACTCTCCTGCCTCGCCCTCGTTAAACAAGTCGCCAATGCTCTTGCCCTGTACGAGGTCGAAGAAATCATTGAAGTATTGCTGCAATGTCTTCATGTTGAGTACCTGCATACGGCACGCCAACTCAAAGGAGAATGGAGAATACACGTCGGTAGGCATATTGTCGTCGAGCAAATTAGTCTGACGCTTATAGCCCTCCATTAGTCCGCGTGCCTGCTCATAGGTCTTTGCTGCTGCAAAGTCGGTGAATGTGTGTGCAGCATGATACCACACCTCGATAGCCTGCTGTATCTCGCCCAGTATGCGGTTGTCCTCGGTGCTGTCGAAGTCGCGCATGAATGTGGTGAGGATTGCTTTCTGTGCCTTGGCTGGCATTGCATCGAACATCGCAGGCAGGTCGTTCACTCCACCTTGGAAGAGAGACTGCTTCAAGATATTGCGCAGGTCGGCCTTGGCTTCCTCTGTTACATTACCTTTCGTGTCGTATGCACTACCCACCTGTGTAGGAGTGATGAAGCCGTTGCTTGACAACCAAGAGATAGCCCTGCCACTATTGCTGGCAATAAGTTCGCTTAGGCTGGCTTCCTCGTCGGTGCTACCCAACAGAACGTTGGCATAGTTTGACATCTTGCTACCAAGAGTGCGTGCAGTGTTAATCGGGTCGATACGCTCAATACCGCCACTCTCATTGTTGGAAGACTTCAATTGCCCAAGTCGGATAGCCTCGTTGTCGTCCACGTTCACCTCATTAACCATTACAGGCTGCTGCATGGCGGCAATGGCCTGTGCGTCCAGTCCGAACTCGTCGGCATGGTCGATAAGGTACTGCTTGTATGCCTGCTGGCTCTGTTCGTTGGCTGCATCTGCCCACATTCTGCGAAGAGCGTCGCCACGGTTATTGCCTTGGATAACCTCGCCGCGAGTGTTGGTAGTAGGTGCACTAAACTGGTATGCACTGCCGTCGCCTGTAATCTCTTCGGGATTGATGTTGGCGGCAATCTCTCCAGCGCGAACGTCGCTCACTTGGTCGGTGCGGTTCTTTGGCTGTGCCTCGGGGATAAAATGCTGGGTATTGACTACGCCGTTCACGTGTGAGGGCTGCAACTGACTGGCCTCAATAACCTTAATGCGACCTTTCACTGTGTCCTTGTCACTGAACTTCACATTGCTTTCACGGCCAACAACGCCCTCGGTCTGCTGCTGACGCTCCACCACTTGGCCATTCACGTTGCGGAAACCACGTGAGCGTGCGTCGGCAGGCTTGTCGCTAACCATGTCGGGTACTCCGTTGGTGCGCTCTCTGTCGATACGAGCCTGTTCTGCGGCGGCTTCTGCTGCCTCACGTTCTGCCTGGGCTTTCTTGCGTGCTTCCTCGTCCAGTTTGTTAGCCTCGTTGATGCGGTCTTGTGGTACGCGCTGAACACTCTGCCAGTATCTCTTCTGTGCTTCGAGTGCCGCTTTCTGCTGGGCAAGTTGCTGATAGCCGTCCTCGTTGTTTATGTCAGCGTCGAAGTCGTCACTATCATCGAGTTTGTCTATCTGCTTCTGCACGGCCTTAATCTGTTTGTCCAGATTGTCGATGCGCTTGCCTATCTTCTTCTTGGTGCGTTGTTCGTCGCCGTAGGTCTCGTTGAGTGCGTCGAAAGTGTCGGCAGGTTCTGCCTGTTCCCATTGGCGCACGGTTTTGGTGTTACCCTTGCCGTCGGTCACTTGCTCACTGGGAATACGGTCAATGGCACGCTGTTGGGCTTCATCCACTGGCTCTGAAACTGGTACACTTTCGCCTGTTTCGTGTACACTTTCGCCTGTTTCGTGTACACTTTCGCCTGTTTCGTGTACACTTTCGCCTGTTTCTTCAACAACAGGTTGCTCCACTTCCTCACCATTATGCTGCATGAGCATATCGTCGAGTTGGTCGCGAGTGAACATGTTTACTTTGTTGCCACCGATAGGGCTTTCAGTCCACACCTCAATCAGTCCGTCCTCATTCTCGGCTGCGGTGATACTGCCACGGACAGGAAGTCCGTTATCGTCTCGCAGTGTCACCTCGTCGTTGAGTTCATATACAGGACGTGTGGCCTCGTGCTCCTGCTCGGCAATAGCGGCTTCGGCTTCCACCTGTTGCTGCTCGTGCTCCTGCAAGCGTGCGAGGTTATACTGGTCTGCTCCCTGCTGGATAGCATCGGCAGGCATGATTGTAGGCTCTGCGCCGTCAATGCTTACGGCAACTTGTCCCTGCGGCAGTTCGATAGGCTGGCCGTTCTCGTCGGTAGCCTGCACAATAGTGACATTATGCTGCTGGCCGTCGTCGTCGAGAATGGTGTAGGTGTCGTTCTCACCAAACGCAAGAGTGCCGTCAATGTTATTGGCGGCTTCCTGTGCAACGCTCTCGCGGATTTCCTGCTTGGCTCGTTCCTTTTCCTCAACTGGGTCAACGGCCTGCTCCACATTGAAGATGTCGGCAGGGCTAACCATTTCGACCTTGCCAGTCTCAGCGTCACGAATGATAACACTTTCGTCGCTGTTGGCTACATCTACCATACTGCCGTCGTCCATCATGGCAACATTGCCACCCACGATGTAAACCTTTCGGTCTTGATATTTCATAGTGGCAGGCTGCACCATGCCAGTGGTCTTGTTTACACGTGCGTCAATCTCGGCGTTGGACTTGCTTTCCTTGTCGGCGATGTCGTCCTGTACGTGGGTAATCATGCCGTCCCATGTTGCTTTGGCGTTGAGATAGTCCGTTGCAGCCTTAATCTGCTCGGGGCTGTGGGTCTCACGCATAGCGTCAATGGCTGCAACAGGGTCGTCACCCAGTATGGTTGCGATGTCGCCCTCACTGATACCGAACTCTTCCTGCATCTTCTGCGAACGATAGTCCAGCATGTTCTTTGCGTCGTTCATCTCTTGCGCCGACGCGAGGCTGTAACCGTTATCAAAGGAAGTCTCCGCGTCGGTCTGCAAGGGATTACTATTCTCGTCGCTTCTACGCTTCTGTTCTGCCTGCTGCATGCCACGGTACTTCTCTACCTCTTTAGCATACTGCATGGCTGCTTGCTTCTGCGCAGGCGTATAGTCGTCAGAGGTCAGCACCTCAACCAACTTGTCGTGTCGCTCTTGGTCATTACCAAAAGCCACGGTGTTGCGTATGCTTCCCCATGTATCTTGATTTCCAAATGTTGTGCTTGCTGCATCATCTGCGGCGGTCATAGCCTGTCTCTGACGATACTTTGGCGTGCGGTAGCCTGTGGCCTTAACGGTGCTCATGAAGCCGCCCATAAGGCTAACGCCAAGGAACGTGTCAATGTTTTGGTCGAGGTTGAACACGCCAGTGCCCTCGGCATTGTCCATTGTCATGTCGCCCACAATGGTAGCGTTCATGATGTTACCTGCAACTTCCTCGGCATACTCACCAAACACGCCGTTCCACTTGGAATGCTTCTCGAAGTCGGTAACAATCTTAGCCACGTCTGATGCACCCACGTGTGAAATGAAGTCGTTTACCTTGCTAAGTCCTACTTTCTCCATGCCACGGCTCACCATGCCGCCTGCCTTGCTTGTGATAGGTTTCAAGACAGGAGCGAAGTATTCACCGAACATTTCGGAATAGTTCTCAATAGTAGTGTTGGCAAAGGCCTTTGCAAACGCTTTGCCAGCGTCGTCGCCCTCAGTATGGCCGCTAAACACGCTGTTGCCCTGCTCGTCGATGTCGAATTGCACATCACCTGCCATGCGTTGCTGTGCGTCGGCAAGAGTGTGAATTGAGCCAGTGGTTGCCGCCATAGCGGCTGAACCTGCAATATCTCCAGCTACACGAGTGGTAACCTTGCCTGCAAGATACTTCTTGGCGTTCTTCTTTATTGCCTCCTTGCCAAAGCGTTTGAGGGCATAGCGAGTAAGCATACTCTGTGCGCCATTACCTGCACCACTGGCAGGGTTGATGCACATTTCAATCATGAACGGAATACTCTCGGCAGTCACGCCACCAGCCTTATAGCCACGGCCAATATATGAACCAAAGTAAGCATTTGTAGCCAGTTCCACGGCCTTTGCATCGAGGAGCGTCTGCTGGGCAGGTGTCAGTTTCTTGCCAGCGTCGAAGTCGCCAAGGGCAGAGAGTATCGCGCCAGCGTCCTGTGAGTCGGCCAATCCCATGTCCCACGTGCGTGCATCGAATAGTTTGTTGCCGAACCCACGACCTGCACCACTGAAGAAGCCGTCGAAGTTACCCTCCTTAACGCTCTTGTCGGCCTCGGCAATGAGTGCCTTTGCATCTTTGAGGCTGTTCTTGGCTGCATGAAGTGCACGCACATCAGTATCATTCTTGACAAGTGTCTCATAAGCATTGTCAGTCTGAATTGGGCCTGCGCCATGAGAAGCGTCCGCCAAGTCGTGCAGCATTTCCATCCAAAAACTGGGCTTTGCATCAGCGTGCTTCTTCTGTGCTACCTTGTATGCGTCCTGCAACTGCGCGTCGATATTCTGCATGAGGCCGTCCACCTGCAAGCGGTTCTGCTGTTGTGGGTCGATAGTTTCAACATTGTCATAGGCCATCTTGCGGTTAGCCGCTTTCATGCCACGTTCAAAGTCCTTAGCGTCCTGCTCGGGCACTGCACCTTCCTCATACTCCTTACCAGTGAGCATGTCCTTATAAACGTTCACCACCTTGCCATTTTTGAATACTGGCATAGGTCTCGCTGTGCTCACGCGGTTGCCGTCCTTGTCGATAGACGTTTCCGTCTCGAATATTGGAGTAGGTTTCCATGCGCTTTGCTCGGCTATGTCCTTAAATGAGGGTAGCTTGATTGTTGATTGTGGCGCACTCTGCTGCTGTGCCTTGGGTTGCTGTTGGCTCTTATGCTGTTGTTGTGCAGCTACTTCGGTCTTAACGGTTGCGTCCACATGGAAAGGGTCGGCCTTAGCTGGTGCCTGTTGTTGGGCAGGCTGCTGCACTGGCTTCGGTGCTTCGTATATCATACCGCTAAAGGCATTAAAGTCCTTGCCGATGTCCGTGTAACCACTACTATGCAGGGCGTTGAAAACCTTTTTTCGGTTTCCCTCGTCCTGCATACTCTTAGTAAAATCATCTACACTGCCGATGTCGGTGTAGCCCTCACGGCGAAGAGCGTTGTAGATGAGTTGAATATTTTGCTTGAAATCACCCATGATGATATGATGTTACTTTAATCCGATTTTCTTTCCTCTACCTCCGTTGAGGCCTAACTTCTTTCCTTTGCCTGCAATCTCTTGGAGTGCCGCAGACACATTCGGGTCACTGGCATTCATACCGATTGCGACAAGCATTGCCTCGGTTGATGGTGGTTCGTAACGTCCTGTGCCTACCTTTTGGCCGTACCGCATCGTCATAATCTCTTGACCATGCACATCTTTCTTAACGCTGGCAGGCAGTTGATTGAATACGTAAGAGACGGTTTGGGAGTTGAGGCGGTCTTTACTGATGTGCACGTCGCCCTGTCCCTTACCAAGCGTGAATGTTACGCCGCCATTCTGTTTGAGTTCGTGTGCGAGACGCTGTCCTTCCATTTTGAGACGCTGGGCGTTCTGCGCGGAAGTGACGTTGAACTGGCGTACACTCTCCTTAAACTGCTTCTCCCAATGTTCATCCTCTTTTGCGGCACGCTCTTTCTTGAAGTTGAAGTCCTTATCCCAATGTTCATTGTTCTTGTCGAACGTCTGCTTCCATTGGTCGTCGGCAACCTTATCGCGACCTTTCCTGTAATCGAACTGGTCTTGCCACTGCTTATCGGCTACTCCCTCACGCTCTAACTGGTGTTCCCAGTTGCGTGCGTCCTTGGCATTGTCGTCGTCCATCTTCTGTGCGTTCATGTAGCCTGCAAGATACTTCTCGGTCTTGTCTTGACGCTCCTTGTCCTCCTTATCCCATTGGGCTTTCAGTTTGCCGCTCATGGTGTTCTTTGGGTCAAAGGCGTTCAGTGCACCGTGCTGGCCGACGAAGTAGAGGTTAGCAAGAGCACTCACGCCGTCGCCAATGGCCGCGAAGATAGCCTTACGGCGTTGTTTCTTCTTCTCTGCGGCTATCTCCTCCTCGGTTGGCGGCTTATATCCGCTCAGTTTTTGGAACATCTCCACATAGGATAGTTTAGGTGTGGTCGCTTGTGTCGCTGGTTGCTCGGCTTTTGCAGCATCGCCCTGCACCGATGTCGTCTGAGTGGCAGGTGTGTTGGCTGGCTGAGAGGGTGGTACAACCACGTTTGAGCCATCTTGTACAGGCTTCTCACCTCCCGACTGGTTGGCAAGTGTCGGTGTATCCGACGATGGAGGCTTCACACCTCCATTGTCGTGTTGTTCGTCCATGCGCCGCTCCGTCTCTTGATGAGTGTTTGGCACACATTGCAGCGAACTATCAATGGGAGGATTACCCAATATCTGTTCTTTCGTTGTCATGCGTGATTGGGATTGATGGGTTATTTATCTAAGATACCAGCAATGTCATTTCCGACACTCGCCACACCATTAACGGCCTGTGCAGTATTCTGTGCGCCCTGCATAGTGAGGTTGTTCAGTTTGTCCTGCAACTCGCCTTTTTTGTTCATGTACTGCTGCTCGATTTGGTCTTTACGCGCGTCAGCGTTCACGGCAATGTTGGTCACAGCGTCAGAAAGAGCCTTATTGTTGGCTTCCTTGGCTGCGGCAACACTCTCTTCTGTGCCACCCATTACAGCCTGTGCACCTGCTGCGGCTGCATTGCGGTTTCGGATACTCTCTTCGGTACGAATGAGAAGTGCCTGCGCATCGGCCCTCTGTGTCGCGTCCTCGTTATAACGGCGGTCGTACCAGTTCTGATTGTCTTTTAGTTGGTTGTTGATTTGGGCTTTCATCTTCTTAATCGCTTTCGACATCTTAATGCCGCCAAAGATTGAGCCACCAATCTTCAAACCTGCGCCTATTGCTGCTCCTATCATAGCTATATAAAGTAAACAGTTAAAATTCTGCGCCAAAGATAATAATGTATCTTTGCGCCGACATTTTATGTTTTTACTTATCACTTATCAACTTATGTATGGCAAAAGGGAAAAAGACAGGAGGCAGACAGGTAGGTTCTAAGAATAAGGTGCCTCACGTGAAGAAAGAATACATCGCTGGCCTACTTGGCGAGTATTTCGATAGCGACTTAATGCACAAGGACTTCCTATCCCTCGACCCAAAGGATAGGTTAGCCACAGCAGAGAAGTTAATGAAGTTCGTATTGCCTACGATGCAGAGCACCGCCGTTGACATGAACATCGAGGGAGGAGGGCAGTCACTGGAAGAGCGACTGAACGCTCTATCTTCCGATGAAGAAGAGGCCGACGGCAACATCTAA